ATTCCAAGTTTGTCCTCTTTCAATACATCGGGGGCATTTGTAAGTCATCGGTCAAAGTATCCAGAAGGTTTATAATCACTCAGATATTGAGTTTTGATTAGAACATCAAAAGGGTCAATATCTGGGAATTTCTCTTTGATGAAGATTTTACATTCTTCACGACTGGTAAATGCACAAAAGATTTGACCTTCGTAGTATGCGACTTCAATTGATTCAATCATTCTCAAACTCCTTTTTGAGTTGTTCGTACTGCTTACGACGATGTTCTTTCCAGGATTGTTCTTCACTCATACGAAGGTTGTACTCTTCATCAGTTTCAAGTCGTTCTTTGTAGAGATAGTATTCTTTTTGATTATCATAATCATATTCACTTTCAAGACCTGCCCAACCAGCATCTAATTCTGCTTGAAGTGAGGAAATAATGTCTTCAAGTGTTCCGTCAAAGTCCCCATAATACTTTTGTGTTTCTTTGACTTGAATGCGTTTGATAGTCATTTCAGTTCTTAAAAAGTTTGTAGATTGCGTCTGCGATTGCAAGTGCCTCTTCTTTTTCCATAGTAATATGAGTATGCCGTTTTCCATCTTGCCAATATGAAATAGTGCAACCATCCATACTGGTGGCAATATTTGAGTCTTCAACTGTATAATACCATTCCTCATCAGGAAGGATGTTGATGCAGGTGCTGGTGTCAATTGCCATTTGGAGTTCCTTTGTGTGTATGAGAGTATTATACGACATCAGGAAGCACCTGTGGGATGCTTCTGTGCCAGTTCGTCAAGTGTTTACATAAACCTCAAAGGTTATTTTTGTTCCATACATTATATCTATTTCCATACTCATACTGGATACTTGTGCCTCACCATTTTTGACTTTTTCTACGACTTGATGAAAAGAAACATTCACACTATTAATGTCATAAGATTTAATTTTACTAACAGGAATAGTTGAAGTGTCCCGAAGTTTTTCCAGTTCTTCTGCATATGACTTTTCACCCTTATAATAATCTGGTTTTGGTTCTTCTTTCTTTCCGTAGAGTTCATTATATTTTTCTATGAGAGGATTAGTTATCATACATCAACCCAACGGAAATCCAAAAGTTTATTCATAAAGAACCGAACAATCGCAGTCGGTTTCTTATTCATATAATATCTCAAATATCCATTACCAAAGGTATAATATCCAACTTCTTTACCACCCGATTTGATTACAAAACTGGAAGTAATATTACCACCAGTCGCAGTAAGTTTAGAGTAATCTAATTTTGCTGGAAAACTTCCATTCCTGCGAGCATACTCAATATCCTCAATAATCCTTGTAATCTTTTTACTAAACTGATACTCTTGATAGTATTTGAGTTGTGCGAACTTATATTCTACATCCTTAATATGTTTATCAATCTTCTTATCAAACTCTTGATAGATTTCTTCCAGAGTTTTAGGTTTCTCTGGAATTTTGAGAAATGGTTTGACTACCTCAAAAAATTCATAGTTTTCAGCAACACGCATAGGAGAAAGAAGATGTGCTAAATCACTCATCGTTGCCTTTGAGAATTTTTCTACATCAATCTCATACCAATTTGGTTGATTGATTTTCAGTTCAAAAATAGGTTTTTCGGTCATCATCATTCAAAGTAAATTTTACATTCTCAATCCAACGATGAGACAAAATTGCTTCCGCAAGAGCAGAGGCACCAAGAGAATTAGAACCATCCACTTCCCGAATAATGTCTGCTAATTTCAAAATGTGTCCTACTTTTGGTGGTAGTTTGTTAGTCATTAGATGTCTTCGTGTATGAAGTCATTATACAATAAAAGGCACCCGATTTCAAGTGCCCTTGTGTCTGTTTGAGAATTGTCTTTTTTTCTTCATCATTCCAAGAACCCATCCTTCACCAGGACATTTTACAGACATTTTGTTATTTCCACATCCATCATTCCACCATTTTTTACCATAATTATGGTTTTTTTCACCTTTAATTGTTTCACTATGTTTTCTTTTAACTTCTTCATTCCTTCCAGGAAACCAACCCTCACCAGGACATTCTACGACAAATTTTGTATTACCATAACCATCATTCCACCATTTTCTTCCTTTCTGACTTTCACTCATTTTACTTTTTCTTTCTATAGAGTGTGGTTTGCCTTTATGAGATTTACTCATTTTTTTTCTCGATTCTTCCGACATTATTTTACCCGTATGAGATTTACTCATTCTTTTTCTTACTTCTTCAGAATGAGATTTGCCGTACATCGGATTTTTTTCACTAGAATATTTAAGTTTTTTTAATTCACTTTGTTTTCTTCTGGTTTCTTCACTTATAACAGCACCAGAAGGACCTTCCCCACCATCGGTTTTATTATGAAGAATACCATTTCCCAAATCTTTTCTACCGAACACGGCAATCATATATTTTTCGTGCCTAAATGCATCTTCTTCTGTTAGGTTCTCTTTTAAGAAGATTATTCTTGATTTGTCTTTCGGTGGTTTTATTTCGTTTTTATTTCTTGTATATGCTCTTTTTCCACTACCTTTACCGATATAGTAAGGAGTTTTGTCTTTCCGCAAATATGCGTAAGTATAAAACCTATTAGGATTTACCATTTCTATTCTATTAAGACGGCATTATTATTTATAATAGAAAAGGTGCCCCGAAGGACACCTAATCTTATCTGTAGAGATTGCCGTCTTAACAGATGTTATTATTTATAGTAGTTCATCATCTTCGGGAAGAGAAACAGACATATTCAAAATCTCAAAAAGATTTCGCACATCTTTGAGAGTTTTAATTTTACTTGTGTCTAATTTATGATTTAGTCGTTGTTTAGTCATAATGCCGAATTAAACCCATATTCGTGTGCGATTGCTATTTTTTGAAGGTCTTTGATTTGAGTTTCAAGACTATCAATTCTATCAATAAGTTCTCCAAAAAGACCAATCAGGCATTCATAGTCAATAGTTTCTGTAGTTTCACCATCTTCCCTACTGGAATAAGTGAAATAGCATAATTCGTTCTTTAGATTTCGTTCAGTCATTTTTCTCTATTTCAAGTTTAGTTTCGGGACATATATTTCCTCGTCTAATATCTGAGGAAGAAATGCGAAACTTTTCTTCTCCATTAGTATAAAAAATCAAATCATCTGAGTTTTCTTGTGTTTCAGTTTTATCATCCATCATAAGTTTGCCCATAATTCAAGTATTTCCAGAACAATTCTCTCATCTTTTCTTCATTTGTAAATCCATCAAGGTGCATCCATAGAAGATTTCTCCAAGAATACACACAATATTCAAGAAGATGATAAGAAGTCCAGAAAGTCCATTTAGATTTCATTAGTCATCAGAGAGCAATAGCATACATTAGAAGGAAAAATAGTGCCGTAAGGAACAAGATTGTTGGTTTATCTCTTAGATACTGGGCAATAAAAATATTTGCAATGATAAGCAAAACTTGTGCGTCAGTCATAATCCCAAAATCGTTGTTCCACCAATTCTAACACATCAGGAGGCACATAAGAAGTGTCTGTGGTTTTTGGAAGTTTTGCGATTTCTTCCATAATGAGTTCATACTCTATGAGTGCGTAGTTCACTCTGCTTTCACCCCACCATAAGTATCAAAGTATGGTTTAGGAAACTTTGTAGGTTCTGTGTTGATGAATGGACTTGATGGAGGTTGTGGTGGATGCTTAAACAGGTATTCTTCAATCACATTACAATACCAAGCTTGTTCATCAGTATAAGAATATTGAGCATAAGAGATTGCGTGTTCTTTAGATGAGAATGCTCCAATAAACTCATCGTTGTAGTAAAGGGAATAAACTTTCATAGGTCTTCAATTTCTTCTGATAATTTTAGCATATCAGGAGCAGCAATCATACCAAAACCATCTTGTAGTTGATTGATTGTCTCACGGAGAGCAGCAGCAACAGAATACTTATCATAATAATGAGGAGTTCTATTCACAGGTTGATAGAATGCTTCCATAATCTTTTGTGCTCTTTTGGTCATAGGTCTTCAATTTCATCAGCAACTTTATTGATGTCTTCCATAATTTTATGGACTATCTCCCATTCAGCATACTGCATATAAGGAAGCACTACTTCCATAACAACTTCACGGAGAACATTCGCAACAACGATTTTGTCTGGAAGTGGTTCTTTATCCCAAGTTTCATCCTTATAGAATGCTTCCATAATCCTTTGTGCTGTGTCTTTCATAGTAGTTCAAGTTCATCACAAATACAATCAATTTCTTTGAGACACTCATCCCATCCATTGTTGAACATTACTTCCAGTTCATCAGTAAAATCAATTGGATGAGTTCCTGATAATTGCCCACGAAGTTTTTCTAAAACTTCTTTTAGTGTCCAAGCAAGATTATGATGCTCACTATCCATCAGAACACTCAATAACTCCGATGCCCTTTCTTGATTGGTCATTTTATTCTCCACCTATATGACTTGTTGGTTTTCCATCAGGATTGCGCGATACACTTTCTACCCATTCTGAACCATCATAGACAGCAGGGAAGTAAATACGATTTGTAGTCCAAAGAGTAAATGGTGCTCCTTCACTACCACCAAAACCACAATCAAACTCTTTGAGTAGTTCTTCCTCTGTGAGAGTAGAACTTACAACATCGTCAAAGGTTTCTTTGCGTTTATTCATTTCGTGTTGAATGAGTTCTTTCCAGTTAGTGTTCATTTTTCACTCCTCACAACTTGACCATCATCAAACAACTCATAAAACCTCACTTCTCTTTTTGGTTTTTGTTTCCTGCGGTCTCTTTCCCGCTCAAGAATAGCAATAGCAGCATAAGATGCCTGTTCCATATCAGGTTGAGGAAACCCTACTTCTTCCCAAAAAAATCCCCAATACCTTTTGTAGATGTAATAAAGAAGAGTTCCAGTTCTGGTGTATTTTGGAGCAATTTTGAGTTTCATAATCAGAAATCAATTGTTAGTCAGTAGTTTTAAGAGTTGTAGAACAAAGAAAAGCAACTAAAAGAAACCATCCCCATCCTTCAGTACCTTTGGATGCGAGATTAACTGCTCCAATCACACAAGCAATAGAGACAGCATTAGAGACCAGTAGCAGGAGTGTAGGATCCATTTTAAAAGTCAATCAAACGAAGAAAGTTTTTGAAATGGTCAAGCATAGAAAGTTCTTTGATTTCAACAGGGATTTCTCTATGTTCAAAGTTTTTCCCAAGATGACCACAAAGTTCTTCACTACCCCGTGCTTCATTACAAAGCGTATTCATTTGTGTTACTTCACCAGTAATGTAGTTTGTTTTTTCCCAACCATAAAACTTACAAGTATCAACTGTGAATACATTATCATACACATTAGCATTGTGATAATACTTACAGTTTCTACAAGCAGGGATTTGAGAAGTCATCGGTTTGTTGTGTATGAAGTTATTATAGGGCAAAATCACCGACCTTTGTGGGGTCAGTGGTCAGTTCATCAAGTGTCCAGTTCTTCAATTACCTTCACAAGGTCTTTCACATTTACCACAGGAATGCCGTGGTCTCCATCAATATCATAATTTGTATATCCCAATTCGGATATTACTTTCAATAGTGCCGTAGCAAGTGCTTGTCGTTGGTCTTCTGTTGCCTCACCAATAATTTCACCGTTGAATGCTTCCCAGATTTTTTGTGCTTTTTCAGTCATCAGGTAAAGAGGCAATAAGTTTTACGATATGATAGTATTGTTTATAATGGTCTGAATAATTGAAATCTATCTCGGCATCTTCTTTTGTTAGGTAAATGACTTGATTACTCTTATGAAGGTCAGCATAAACTTTATTATCCTGCCTTTTGAGCATTATGGTATAAAAAATAGTCATACCAACTCCAATCGTGAATTACCATTTACATCAAAAATTACTTTGACCTGATATTCGTGAGATGCGTTGATTCTCCACATAGCATCTTTAAATTCTTGAGTTTCTTTTTCTGGATACTTGGGAACAAGTTTGAAGTTCTCATCGTATTCATTACAATCAACATCACCAAGATAATGAAGATTTAGGAAACGACGAAGTTGTTGCTTTTGTTCGTGGTCAAGTTGAATTCGTACAAATGTAATGAATTCGTTTGATACTTTAGGTTCTTGTTCAGTCATTTCTCAATCACAATAGTGGTAAATAGGTTCCTTATATTTTCTCAACAACCTTACTGCTTCGGTTGCCTCTTCAAGTGTCTCAAAGTTTTTATCAAGAAACAACACATATTCTTTTTGAAGAATGTTATATCGTTGAATAGCAAAGTAAGGTTTTAGAGTGTGCTTATTGAGACACTCAGCAATTCTGTAATTGTTCATTTTTTCAATTCATTTAGTTCCATAATAAGATTTTGAATATCTTCTACATCTACATAAGTTCCAGAATATCCAATATCACCATCATCACAAGTTTCATGTTCGTAAGAAAAGTTATTCAGTAGATACTCAAGAACAGCAACACACACATCTACACGGTCATTTTTTCTTGGTCGTAGAGTATATTCTTTAGTAACTTCAATCAGTCTTTGTGCATATGTATCTGGTTCTAGTGGATTATCCATTTATACTCTCTCCATTTTAGCAAGTGGTTCAGTTCCAAATTTCATAGGAGTATCCCAAGAACATCCAATCATATTACTCCAATCTCTTGGAGAATTGAAGTCTTTTACCCAACCTTTTTCAATTGCACATTCCCAAGAAAGTTGGTGTCTCAAAACCTGATATAAATCCCAAGCAATATCATGGATTTCAGGTAATTCTGGATGACCTACACCAAAATGACGTCTCCACCCATCAATACTATCTTCAAGAATTTCAGGCATTCTTTTAGTAAGTTCATCTTGAATTTCGTGATAGACACTCCAATTAATATCTTTTTTAAGAGGAAGATGTTCAAATGCCTCACGAATTTGACCCCCTTGAATACGAGATAGAAGTTCACAAGCATCCATTATTGTTTTTGCTTGCTTTTCAGTAATAGTAAGAGTATAAGTTTTAGTCATTCTTGGGTAGTTTGATTTTGTTGCACTGATGATGTAGGTGCTGGTGGTGTAGGTGCTGGTGGTGGTAGTGTAGCAGGTTTTGGTGGTTGTACTTGGGTATCAATAGGCGGTTGTGGAAGTGTTACAGCAGAAGGTGGATTTACATTCGTCAGTTGCTTTTCAAGTCCTGAAATCTGTTGCTGAAGTTCAGTAATATGAGTTTCGTATTTTGTATTAACTTCTTCTGTGGATTTTACTTGACTATCTTGTGCTAGTTTAAATCCCGCAATGGACGCACCAAAGATTGATGTAAGTGCTGCTACGACTGAAACAGTTTTAGAAAAACTCATCTTCCTCCAAATTAATAATTTCGAAGTCTTGTACTATACCACATTTAAAGTGGATTTTACATCGTTTATATGGATTATCATACACTTCAATATACTTTGTAATATAAACAGGCGTTACTTTCCCATGATTTCCATTAGGAATCCATTTAAATAATGGAAAATCACTATTTGTTTTTATTGGGTCTGCGGTTTCACTAATGTCTACTAAAAATAATCTACCTACATTATCAATCCAATAAAAATCTAAAGTTCCACCAATACAGTCTTGGATATCTTTTGTCTGTAAGTCTTTATCTGTAAATTCTTCTCCTAGGTCAAAAGAAGATCTTATTGTGTCATAAAGTCCCATCTGTATCTATCTCCACATCTTTTACAAGGTCAGTAAGTTCATCAAACATCTCTTTTGTAAATGGAATTGTTTTAACTTTACCAGTTTCAACATCATCAGCCATCTGCATTAGCTCTTCTAAAAAAGATTTTGGATAAATATCATCTTCAAGACTATCCCAAAAATACAAAATACATTGTTCTAATGGATCATCAGATACGAGAAGAGCATATTCTTGATAGTTGTCTAACATCAAATCTTTCCAATTCTCGAAGGCATACCAACAATTATACCACCCTTGAATAATACAGGAATTCCAGATATATTCTATCCAAGATAACTTGGTCTTTTTTGTATTCGTTCCTAATAGGGGTCTGGAGAATACCATGATCAAAAATAATGAATTTTAGTTTCTGGAGCAAGTTTTTGTTTTAAAATAAAATCTCTAGCAGATGCTAATGAATAGAATTTAACTAATTTTGGAAAACAATCCAACTCATAAAAATTCACCCACATCCACATTTTTTTATATTGTGGTATGAAACAAATTTCTCCTGTAAAATCAGGTTTTTCTACTATACGATACTTTCTCATCTAGTATACATTTAGGTGTATTTAAATTATGTATTACACCTACAATAATGAATGCATTAGTAATAAAATAAGAAAAGAAAATTAAAGTTCTTATAATAGCTACTTTGTCTGAGGTATGATTGCAATCAGGGTGTGATTTACTTCCCAGTGCAGAACACCAAACATACCAAAAAGACTTTTTATGCCTCTTCATTTGTTCTTGGTTTGGTTTTTTCAATCTTATAATCTTTTGATTTTAACTTAAGCCTTTTTATATACTTATCTAAATGTTCTTTTACTTGAAAATAACAATACTTAGTTGATTTACCTTCTTTATGAATTAAAGTTATTGGAAAAGTAATATGAAACGGTGCAGTTTCAATAACTACTTCTTTTGATTCTTTTGGTGGGTGTATTTTCTTTACTGGTTTCCTTTTTCTTGGAGCCATTACTTAATTTCGTAGAAATCTAAAACCTCTCGCATAGAATATTCATTCACTTCATAATAATCAGCAAGCATACTGATGCTCCATTTTTCGCAAATTCTTTTTTGTCTTAATTCTTTTTCGTTCCAATAAAAATATGGACCTAATTTTGGAGTTTTGAATAGTATAGATTTAATTTTATTTTTAATTTTTTTAATCATTTTAAACTTCATCAAGACCTTCAATTTGTGATACAGGTACTATATTTCCAGCAATATTATAGATGTGCTCCCCGTTATGGACCCCCACGTAAGAAAAATCGAGGAAATCATTATCACGAATAAGAGCTTGAAGACGATAGTGCATTAGATCCTTATGAGAAATTGAATCAATAGTCATTTTCAATAACCCTCCAATCAAGGTCAAAATTAATTTCTTTTAGATACTCTTCAACTAGTTCTTCAATTATAGTATCCTCTGTAATATCCATATCAAAGAAATCTTCTAAATCTAAGATAGAAATGAATGCTTCAACATAACTATCTCCATACTCAGGAGGGTCGTATTGAGTTTGATGATAAACTAGGCGAGAATTCTCTGCAATCGCCTTCACATAAACTTTTCGCTCAGCAACTGGATAAATTTCAACAACTTCAATGATACGCATAATTATAGAAAAATAGTTTTAGTTTCCTCGGTAAAATCTAATTCTAGATGATAGAACATTTGATAAGGTCCTTGGTAATAAAGATAAACATCTTTAAGATCATCCATAGTGAGTTCTGGATACTTTTTTAAAACATCTTCTTGGGTTGTTCCGTTGTGAGCTAGTATAGCAATAGATTTCGTAGTAATCTCGGTTTCACGGACACAAGGAAGACCGTCACACCGACCCTTCTTAATTGTTACCCTAGGACACAAATAAGAAACTGGATATTCCTCAAGATAATTTTCAATCATTTTTCATTAATTCTTTTTCAAGTTCTTTTGCTAATTTAGCGTATTCTCTTTCTTTTAAGAAATTTGTAATTGGATTTCTTGGATGAAATCTAATCATCCAAAAAAATCTTTCTATATTAACTCTCATTAGTTTAAAAATAAGAGTGATATAATCTCCAACATTTTTATCTACAATAATGATGTAAGCTATTATTGCGGTTAGTAATAATGCTGAAGATTGATATGGATCCATTTTAATTTATGCTGCAATTGGTTCGTCATTAAAATTGGGAATATATAAATCCCAAGTAAGTTGCATATCTTCTAGAAAATAGCAAAGTTCATCTTCATCTTCTGGAAGAATTTGACCCGACTGAAGAATAAATTCGGTAATTCCTAGATATTCTTCACCATCTTCAGTTTTTACAGTTGCTACAACTTCAATATGATTTTTAATTTGATGAATTTCTTCAATTAGTTTTACAAAAATCATTTTATTTTTTTTAACTCCTGAGTAATAAATGTTTTTGCAGTTTTAATATTTCTACAGGTTCTTATTTGTTTTCCATTGTGGATAATAACAAATTGTCCTTTGTGGTAAGGAACTGCTGCAAAAGTTCCACACTTTGTAACATAACCTAGACTTTCATCCTCGTCAACTTGAGGTTCTAGAAATTTTACTGTGGGCATTATCGTGAATAATCATCCATCTCAACATCAAATTCATCTTGAAAATCTTCAGGATTAATCCCAAGATATTCTAGAAATTCATTATAGTATTGAGGTTTTTCAATAAAATCTTTTAGAGGGCTTTCTAATTCTTTAGTCATCAGTAACCTCCAAAGCGATTAGCCATTTCTTCCATTCTGTCTTGACGATACTCTTCTTCTGGCTCTTCTTGTTCTTCTAAATTTTCGTAAAGTAACTCTGGCTCTTGTTCTAGATAGGTTTCGTAAAACATAGTGAAGTTGTTGGGGGAACAGATTTATTTAGGCTTTTTAAGTGTAACAGAGAGGTCTAGATAAGTCAAGACAAAAAAAGAGGGGCTCACCAGACCCCTCCATACATCCTCTTTTTCCTTCTTGCTTTTTACTCAAACACAAAAAGGGTCTCTAATTCACAAAGTTGCTATGAATTTTCAAGACCTTCATAACATACCAGAAGTATTGATAATAGTCAAGTATTAAGAAATGTTACAATATACTAAAGAACTACTTGACAGAATTGAATAAATCGGTGACAATATATCTGTTGGTTGATGAAGGTAATTAAATATTAAATTAATTAATAAGATTAAAGAATACTTAAGACTGTCCGAAGGACAATCCCGAAGGGATTTAATTATTATTCTTCTAGCTCATTAAGGGCTTCTAGTGCTCCTTGGACTTTAAGAAATTCTTCTTTCTTTTGATTAAATTGTTGTTCTAAAGAAATTAGCTCATCACGAAGATTATTAGCTTTTTCTGTGAGTAATTCAGTCATTTTAGATTTTTCCATAAGTAAAAAATTGATATAGTAAATTCTACAATTTTATATAGTCAATTATAAAATTCTCATAATAAAGGCAAGTGCATAGTATGGAGGTAAATTTTTGTTAATTCCAGATTCACCTTCTAATGAAGTTGTAAAGGAGTGACTATGTGATCCATTTTCTGAAGTGCTTGCAAAATATTTCCTTAATCTTTGTCCTTGAGGACTACCCTGCTGTTCCAATTCATTAATATCTCCTTGGTTTAAATGATCTGTAGTCCCATTTCCATCAATTGCTGCACCAGTTGCATAAACATATCCATGTCTGTGTGCCCCTTCAAAAGAAGTAGTTCCAGTATGTTGGTGAGAAACTACAACAGCATTAGCACTACCACCAACATCACCTGGATCATATGGAGAACTTCCTGTCTGAGCTGTAAGACCACTCTTAGTTATACTATCTACACCAACAATAAATTTATTTCTCAAGTCTGGTGTATTTTGACCAGCAAGTGTACCTGATGAAATTGTAGAACCATTACATAACTGCCATCCAGGAGGAGTTGTGCTTCCAGACCACATGATAATTCCACCAACTGGAATAGTTCCATTTCCTGAAAATGCAGTTGCAGATACATTTCCACCAACTGTTAGAGTATTACCAGAATCACAGTAAAGATTTACATTTCCACCGTTGTTTGTGTTATAAAGTCTAATATCACCACCATTGTAAAGTACAACACCATCACCAGTACCACCTGATATTAGAGAGCTTGCATATAGATTTCCACCAACTGTTAGAGTACCACTCGTATCGCAGTAAAGATTTACATTTCCACCGTTGTTTGTGTTATAAAGTCTAATATCACCACCATTAGCAACTCTAATGCCATCACTGGAATCGGATGTTTCTACTCTAGGGACATATAAAATTCCACCATTACTGAGAGCCATCGAGTCTTGATCTGATGCGTTCCTCCAAGTATAAAGTCCATCAGCACTTCCAAAATATGTTCTTCCATTGTTAGTAAAATTTAATCTATTCTTTCCATCGGAAGAAGTTATCCAAACATTTGTTGATCTAGATAAGAATCTAGCATCAGATTCACTTTCCGTATAATAGCGACCATCTAAATCAACGGATCCAATAGCGGTGATATGACCGTAAGTATCTAAAGTAATATCTTGTATTACTGTTCCGTTAGAATTATCTACTGATACCTGGGATGATGTATCAGCGTGTGAAATTGTTACTGTTCCATTAGATGCTTGATTCGTAGTAAATGAACCATTAGTGATTGATATTCCATTACCTGAAGAGAGTGTTATTGTTGCATTTCCTACAGATGTAGTATTTACTGGAGTATAACCCAATGCATTTACAATTTCTCTAGAAGTTATGAAATCTTGAGTTCCATCTGCACGTAACATCTTGTAAGTTAGTGTTCCACTTAACACTAGACTTTCAGGATTGGTGGCTACAAATTTAGGTGATTTTATACCATCTAAATTTATAGCTTCTACTTCTCCCTTGAGTTCAAATCTACTATTTATTTCTGTTATACTAGTAGATGAATCAATTTTTGTTGTAAATAAAGTTTCTCCAATTCGAAGATTCTTTGCAACTCCAACACCACCAGAAACCACTAGTGCTCCAGTTGAAGTTGTAGTTGATTGTGTTGTTCCGTTAATACTTACTTTTGATGTATTGGTGCTTGCCGCTAGGTTAATCGTAGAAGCATTACCAAATGCATTCACAGTTTGAACTTGACTATTGAGAAGATTAAATGTAGATTGATTTGTAATTATATTTGAACCATTAATAGTTGTAATTCCACTGCTAGAAGTTAAAGCTAAGTTTCCATTAACATCTACTCTTATTTTCACGTCGGTATCAAAATTTTCATTGTTATATGAAACAGTAGTGAGTGGAGTAGCTAGTTTCCAAGAATATCCATCACTAGTATCAATACCAGCGTACCATCTTCTGTTTATATTATTAAATGTAGTATCCCAGGATAGAGCAACATCTCCAGAGCCGGATTGAGTTAATCTTAAATGAGCACCTCTTAAGTTTTCTCCGGAATTATTTTGGAATACTGTAATTGTTCCAGAAGTTCCAATTCTCAATCTTTCAGTATTATTTGATAATATTCTTACGTCTCCACCATTATCAATAGCATTAATGAATAGTGGTGTTGTTCCTCTATGAATTATAGAAGAACTTTGACTTCCAACACCAGAATTTCTAATTAATCTTAATCCATAATCAAAGGTAGAAGTATCATTATTTAAATCAATATATGAGGATTGGTTGGTATTACCTACTCCAAGTCTTAAAATTCTACTATCTGTAATATATGCAGTAGAAATTCCAGGAACTCTATTTGTGGTAATTGCAACATTACCATTAACAACAGATAAACTATTATTGATGATAGTATTACCTGTTACTGAACTAATAGTTAAATCATTGAATTTATTATCAATAATATTACTACCAGCAATACCAACTCTAATATTTGCTAAATCAATTTTATCTGCATATAATGTTGGTGCTACTCCAAATTCATTTTTTTTATTGATATAAACATCTTTATAGAAAGATGATACACCAACCGTCTCAATTTGATTAAATTTAGATGTTCCTCTTTCGTGAATTTGAGTATAATTAGTTGCGATTCCTGTTGATGGATTGATCCCCAAGAAAGTCATTGTTCCATAAACATCAACATCTTCAAATTTTACATCACCCAGGTTAAATGCTTGTGTAAATACAACTCCGCCAGTAACTCTTAGGTTTTGAATTTGAGCAGTACCAGCAACATTTAGTGGGTATACATCACTTGGAGCAATTCCAATACCAACTTTATCTAATGTAAATGTTAGCTTATTTGGTTCGTTACTAATTAATCCCCACTGCCTCCATTCATTACTCTTATAAATATGACCTACGTAATTATTTGTTGGGTTTGAAATAAATGATATATCACCATTTGTTGGTCTTGGAATTGTTACTGCAGTTGGAGTTGATATTCCTACTGTGAATAATTTTTCTTGGGATACTGAACCTCTTATAAAGAGATTTCTCAATAACATACCTTCAGGAGAGAGGTTGGTTACTCTCTTATCAAAGTTTACTGGACCATAGAACTGTGAACTTTGATTATTATTTTCACCACCTTCTACAGTAATTCTACTTTTTACTAGAACTTCATCAAATAATCCACTTTGTGAATTTTGTAATTCTCCATTTGCATCATCTCCGGTAAATGTCAATATTGGAGCACCGACAATTGTTTGCTCTCCAGTGGTTGCAGAAACTTTAGTACTTCCAGTATAGAATTCACCAAGGTCATTCATTCCAGTATATACAATTGAGCCACCTTGCTCTCTTCTTGCTTGTGAATTAAGAACTTCAATATCTCCTAGAACTCTATCCTGTCTTTGTGGAAGAGCTGTGGAGTAGTTACCCGGACCATAACCTAAGTATTCAAAAGTATGTCCAGAAGCTCTCATAAATGAAGGTCTTCTTGTTTCTACTGGAAGTACTCTTATTTTTCTAACAACAGAGCCAGAAACTGCAGAAATTCTTAGTGTACCTAGTTGATTTCTTAAAACATTAAATGATGTGCTAGTTGGAGTACCAGCAATCCTCATAATCTCATTTCCAATAGTGATGAAATCTCCTCTCTTTAATCCAGCAGTAGTATCTACATTTAAAGAAGTTGTATTAATATTAATAGATGATGTTAATGTAAATGATAATCCAGAATATACATAACAAGCTCTAGAAGATAAGTTTTCTTCACCTCTACCTAAGTTTAATGCGTTTGAATTAATTCCATACTTAAGAATTTTTCCTGTAGATGGAGTTGTAGTTGTAGTAGCAATCCCAGCACCAACACTAAATGAGAATGTTGTGATTCCAATAACTTCATTAACAATATAATCTTTATTATTGTAAAATTCTATATTAGACTTGGTAAACTTAAATTTATTACCAATGGATAGTCCGTGAGGATAAGATGTAGTAACTGTTGTAATTCCTGTAGTTAAATCGCTCAAAATCATTGAGCTTATTCCAACACCTTTTGATGCAATATAACCAATTGGAACTATTCCATTTGTATTAGAAGTATATGTAGGTACTCCTTCTGGAACATAAATCGTTACTGATTTTTTATTTGGTACTGCTATAATTTCATAAATTCCATTTAAATCTGTTGAATGGAATCCAGAAAGTTCTAATCCGTCACCAATATTATTGTTTATCTCAGTTACTTGGACTAGAGCATTGGTAACTGATCCTCCCTGAACTCCAAGTTGCTCTCCAACAGTATGTGCTGCACCTACGTCTACTAATCTTAAGCTATTAGTATTAATAGTGCCGGTTCCAGTTGTAGAATATCTACAAGTAGCATCTTCTTCATTAAATTTTACGTCTATTAGGTTTGCTGAGTAAATCGTGGTATTTAGAGGATATCCAGCTCCAGAAGAAATTACGTTTACAGATTTAATAGAGTTTAATTTATGTTCTACATCAGTAGATAAAGTTAAAGTTGTATTACCAACACCACTGATAGTAATATTAGTAATTCCAAATCCTACTCTATTGTTTTTATTAAATTCGTTAATTACCTCAAGAGTTAATGATTTTTTCTTATCATCAGTTATTACATTACCAACTACTTTTAAATCTGCGTAACTAATAGTGGCATTTGGATTTGATGTAGGATTATCTCTATCAACTTGCGGATATAAATTTCTAATATCTTGATTAAAATACTTCGATGATAATCCATATCCAACATTATTACTAATTCCTATAGAAGATGATAGTACAATAAGATGATAAATTCCATCCTGACCTTCAGTTCCAGGAACGTGTTCTCTTATGGTGTCTACTCTATAAATGTAAAAATTATTTTTATAAGACTGTCTTGATACTAAAGGTAACGCATTTCTTTGTTGTGTTGTTGTTCTTTGATTAATATTATTTGTAAAAGTTCCTGGATTTGTTTTAACGCCTTCAAGTTGATATGTGAATGTTCTTGATGATGGTATTGAAAGTACCGGGTAATCTCCATTATAACTACTAACAATTCCAACCCCAGATGGATTGTTTGTACTTCTTACTGATTGAACCTTTACTACATCTCCAACAATTAAATTATGTGGTAACTCAGTAGTAATTGTAACTGTTTGTTTATTGTTGAGAATTGAACCAGCAGAAGCATTTACAATAACTTTTTCATTTCTCAATTCAGTTGAATTTAAAAGTTGAGTACCATCACTAATACTTATTGTACTGATAGCTACATTTTTACTTTCTTGTAAAATATATCCAGATTGTGGTGCTTTTGCATTAATATATTCTTTTGGTATAACATAACGAAGTTTATATAATCTTTCATCAATAGGTCTATTCTCTTGTATCCTTTTTATAAATGTAAATGGAGTTGCATCTCCAAATGTAGCTATGTTGATAGTTGATACTATATCATATATTTTATTTACTGATCCAGATTGGGCAGTAAAGATATACCAAGATTTATTTCCTTCATCCCACTGAATTGGATGGCCAAATTCTCCTGCAATTTTATCACTTACAGTACTAATTACAGAAATAGTTCCTCCATTGTTTCCTATACTTGTGATCTCTACACCTGATAATGCATCATTTAAAGTTGAAGCAAGCTTTATTTGATTAATTCCAAGAGTTATATCAACAGTATTTGTAATTGTATAATATACTTTATCAATCTCTAATCCTTCTGGAGCTTGAGCGTTATCGCTAAAAATTCTTACCTTTTCTCCGGAAAATAATTTATGATTTCCAGTAAGTGTTAATACATTATTTGAAATATTATTAACAATTCCAGTTCTAGCAACATTATATGTTTTTTTAGATATTAACCCCTCACTTTCATCTGGAGTAGTCATATAAATTGGGGTGGAATATGAAGATTGACTTTCATTTCCAGTAATAGTTAAATATAATTTATCTCCTTCTCTTGCACCTATTCTATATCCATTAACTTGAGATATGGGTACTACATCCTTACTATTATATCCAAAAATATAAAGTTTATTTGGGTCTGCAATAGATTGAATTTTACCAATATCTAAAGGTAGCCAAGATACCTCATCCTCTTCTTCTACCAATTCTCTTGGGGGAATTATATGAGTAATATATCCAGTATCATCTCTATCAAATGAAGTTTTCTTAAATCCTATACTATTAAGTGAGGTAGCACCAAAGTTTGAGTTTGAGTTGGTGATACTCATATCAGCACCACTTTCAGTTAAGAAATGTTTTGCATAACCAATAGCAAAAACTGATACTGCCTGAATAAAAGCATCATTAGAACACCTAATATGATAATTCTCAAATTCGGGTTTAAATATTGCTCTTGAGTTTTGATATAATGGTCTTAGTTGACTTACTGTGGGAAGTGTAATATTATCGTAATATACTCCATTATCATAAATCAAATATGCATCATTATCTTTCTGTAGAGAAACTCCGGTAAACTGAGCCACGACCATAGATTTAAATCCATCTGCTCTCGCACCATCAGCCCACATACCACACATACCATATACTGAACGTATAGAGCAGTTGAAGATATATGGTGATGATGAACTTACAGTATCACTTTCTACAGATACTGTAGCAACATCAAAAGTATTTGAATCTGGTAATACTTCACTTGGAATTGTAGTGGTTACAAACGTAAATGTATTGATACCAACAACTTCTCTTACTGTAAATGATCCATTATATGCAGTTGGAGATTCGGTAATACCTCTAATTACAATAGGAGTATCTACTGCGAAATTATGAGGCTTTTCAATTTTACTTTGTAAGTCAGCAGTAGTTACAGTAATGACGCTATTATCACCAGTACCATCACCATTACCAGCGCGAATACTTGAAATTCCTAGAGGATTTTCTTGAAGTGGACCTACAATTCTAAATTCATTAACATTAGGCTCAAAATCTAGATTTGCTGGGAAATCTTCAATTCCTCTACCAGAAAGACTATCATATGCCCTAGCAATTTTATAATAATACATTTCTAGGTCGGTTAGGTCAGTTTGGTCTTGACCCAATCTAACCTTATTTACACCATCGGCATAAACAAATGATGTTAATTTGTGGTGAGAGAATTTTGGAACGTGTTTAGTATCAGTATAATTTTTATATGCAAATTTTGTTATATCTGCATCAAAGAAGGTAAATTGTGAAAAGTAGCAACTACCTGTTACATTAAAAATACTTGAAACTTCTACATCTTGACTTAATGGGTCTGGAACATATAGAGGTCTAATTTTAGTCTTTCTTAAGTCTTGACCTACTATAGAAGTACCTCTTGGTAAAATTATACCACCATTAACTGAGTTATACTTATATAAGTCATTATTTGGATCGAATATATCAAAATTAGTATTCTCCCCAAAAGGTTGTAGACTAGATGTAGTCCAAGTATCTTTTCCAGTTCTTTTCTTATATACGGCAGATCCACTAATATTTTGTATACTATATCCAGGTCTATTATCAATATAATGTGTTCCAGAAGAAACTATAATCGTAGTTCTATCATTTCTATCGTTATTTCTTCCAGGAACATATGAGTAGAGAGCAGCCTCTAATAAACAACGCTGGAGGCTAGAAAATGGGCGGAGGGGACTAGTTCCTCTATTTTCTATACTATCTGTAGAATCAAAGTTTGACGGGTCTACATAAAGTTGAACTCCAGTAGGATTTGAACCCAGATTTTCTAGTCTAGAGAGTGACATTTATATTAAGATACTAGTCTACATATGTTCTATTTAGTAAGTAAAATAGTATTAAAAAAGAGACCCATAAGGTCTCTAAAATCAAACAAAATCTGGAACAATTTCTCCTCGAAGTTCAGCTAGCTTTGCTGTTGCTAGACTTTCAACTACAGTCCAATATAGCTCACCACTCATCATATTTTCATCCGTAAATGAAGCTGCTACATCCTCTTGTAGTCCAGTTAGCTCATTTAGAAGTTCTTTAGAAATTTGCATAAAGTAATTTCGATGACCCAATTAGTCTACCATAGGTACGACAGGCTGTCAAGTGTCCTGAATTAGAGAAATTTAACTTCTCAAGAATTAACATCTACAGAGTATGTCAATTATGAATGTGGAGTGGAATTAAGTCTAAATGGTGGTGTTTACAATTTAGAATCTGCTATGAAGTTTCTAGAAAATCAATAGAATTTTATTGACTTTTATTACTATCAATATGGTGTTGACCTTTTGGATATCTTATTTCTTTCATCTCGTTAGTGCCTGGAGTTGAGCATTTGGAAGTCGTTTTGGGAAATATGTCACTCTAGAAACTGTACCGTTTAAAGGAGAATCGAACGACCAAGGTGAGGAACCAATTGTCAATCTATTAATAGTTTTAGGAAATCCAAATATAGTGTTTCCTTCAAAACTAAGCGATCTATTGAATATGTTTCTTACAGGTTCGTCATTAACACACGCAGAGGCTGTAGGTTCTGCTGTAGTATAACCTAAAATTCCTTTAACTTCCTTATTTGAAGTGTAATTACCTAAAGAACTTATTCCTGTTAGAGGAGACCAAGCTACTACTACTGGATTTGATCCCACATTAAAATAAAGTGATGAAAGAAATCCAATCCTACTATCAGCTAAACCTCCAAATAATTTCGCTACATTTGGAGTTGCTAAAGTTCTACCTGAAAAAAATATTGTAGATTCAAGTTGACTGTAAAAACTAGAAAAATTATTATCAACTATTGAGGCTCTATCTGCGGATCTAGTTCTTGTGGAACCTACAGTTGGTATGTAGGATGTTGGGAAGGTTCCCAATTCTACTTGAGCACCAAAAACTTGAAATATTTGTCTAACGGCATTTGGTACAACCACGACACTTTCAGCAAGTTCTCCATTTTGATCTGCACTTGCAGTCATAGAAAGGCGATACCATCCATCAGAAAATTTCTGAATAGTTTTATTTATTATTGTCCCTGTAGAATCGACCGCAGTTAATCTCGATAAATTATATCTCACTTGTCTTTGAGTGGTCCATGCTCTATCTGTACCAGTCCAAAAACGTAGATAAATATCATCTTCTGGAATAGTAATACTCTTAAAAAATATGCTAAAAGTTACTGTTTGTCCTGCAGTTACAGATATTGGATTAGTATTATGGAAAATATAATCTGATCCTAGGCTGGTTGTTATTTTTTCATTATAACCAGTTCCAGTAGGTCCTCCAGTAGTTATAGTAGTACTCGATAATCTTATATTATTATATTCATTCAAACTCTCACTTCTTCTAGATAAATTACTTCTACTCTCTTCAATAAGTAACCCTAAACTTTCACCTGTATCTGGGTTATGATCGAATCTTGCTTCATTCACTCCAGCGTATTTAATAAGACCATCAGCACCTACATAAGATCCACCAGAAGCTCTAGTGAAAGTAATTCTAGGATCTAAGGTTTTTGTTCTTGCAAAATTTAAATCCAGAGTTGGTCTAACTTCTGGATAATTTAAATCTGTAGTAGTTGCAGAAAGAAGAAATTGATCGATACTCATAATATCAAGTTGTAGTTATGCTATATCTCCATCCAGATGGAGTTCTAATGTATAGACGATTATTTAAGGTATCAAAAATTAATGGTGCTTCTCCAGGAGGAATTGCAGAAGTGACTCCTGTGGGTGGTCCAGAACAAGTTGGAATACATAAGAATCCTTCAGTAGCAGTAGTTGCTAATGATGTACCTGATCCTACAAATATATTTCCACCATTAGGTTGAAGAGTTAAGTTGGTGAAAGGATTTGTGGTTCCTGATACTGGAAAGTTATCAATCGTTGTTGTACTTGCAACACCAACAGGAGATTGTATAGATCTTACAGTAATTCCAGAACTATTTTGAAATGCTAGTTCCCCAAGCATTCCATTGGTGCTCAACTGGTTTATTCCCGATCCAATGAGGCTCGCCATATTACTTAAACTTTATTAGTTATTTATTAGAAGAAAGTCCTTTGTGGATTTTGTGGAGTTACAAGATAAGGCTCCAATTCAGTTGGAAGTGGAATTTCTGGTTTATTACCATAAATCGTTCTATAATTGTAATGATATCCATCAATTTGAGTTGGTGGAGTAACTACAGTCATCTCACCAGTTTCTGGATTAGTTTCATAAACTCCATCATCATTATAAAGAACTCCAACTTCATCGATTGCGAAAATTTCAGTTTGAGTAGTGACTTCTAATGTGTCCAGAGGTTCATTAGTTTCTGGATCATATGGAGTATATGTGTGCTCTGGGATTGTGGAGAACACTTGGAGTGCTTCTTCTTTGGAAGCAAACTTAAGGAAATAATCTGTTATCATGATGTTTTTGTTTTATTTATGATGTGAGTGAGATTAATTGAGAATTGGGAAGACGTTTGGGGTAGTATGTGAGGCGGCGGATGGTTCCGTTATAATAAAATTGAGTTCCACTAACCGGAATTCTTGTTCCTATATCCATTCTTGTCATAGGAATAAAAACAAAACTTTGAGGAGAACTTCTAACTAATCCATTAAACGCCGCTGCTATTTCATTCTTACCATAGGTTCCAGCAAGTTTAATATTATCTTGTATTGTGTAAAATGTATCACTAATAACAGAACTTGTACCACTATCAGTTCTAGTTTGAAAGGTTGCGGCATAATTAGTAGATGCCCGAGTATCAAGATTTGGACCAATTCCTCTTAAATTATCTCCATACTGTATTCGAAATGGAGTTTGATTACTATATTCCCTAGAATTTACTTTACAATTAACATATATGGTTCCTTCACTATCTTGCCTATAAAAATCACTAAAGTTCTTACCAGTTATTGATGCATTATCTGCGGCACGGGTTCTTGTGGATGCTTGTGTTGGTATATAGGATGTTGGGAATGAACCTTGTTCTAGTTGAGCGCCCCATAGGTAGATTCCACTTGTACCATCTCCAATATAAGTTGTACTTCTATTAATTAACTGTATTCTAACTCTTAAATCAGTAACACTAGATGTACTGGGAGTTCCAGAAATAGAAAGACAAAACCATCCATTAGGTAAAGGAACTATTGAGGAATTTGATATAGAACCTGTACCTCCAGTTCCAGTAGATATTACACTTACACTATCAATATCAAATGTTGTACCAATTCTATCAACATTACTGTTTGAAAATAGCACTAAATTGATAAGTCTAACTCCAGAAAGTCTTTTTACATAAATTGACAAAGTTAATGGAACATTTGCTGCTTGAGATATTGTAGTTCTATCTAAATAATGATCTTGTAATCCACTAGATGAGGGTCTTTCAATAAAAGAGTCTGCAGTTAAAGATCCATCGGGTGCAACAGAAGAATTTAAAATAATTGGAGAAGATGCTTTTATATTCCAAGCATTTTGTGCATTTTCACTCCAAGTAAATAAATTAGTCCTACTCTCCTCAATAAGTAACCCTAAACTCTCACCAGTAACAGGATCGTGGTCAAATCTAGGTTCATTAACTCCAGCATACTTAATCAATCCATCAGCACCTACATAAGAACCACCAGATGCTCTAGTAAAAGTAATTCTAGGATCTAAAGTTTTACTATTAGCAAAGTCTAAGTCTAAGGTAGGTAAGACCTTTGGATAGTCTAATTCTGCACTGGTGTTAAATACTTGTTTAACTGTCATTTTTTCCTCCTTATACAGTAATTCCAGTTCTTACCCACTTAATCGTATTATTACGATATGTAGGTGTGATCAATAATCGAGCATTAGTACCACTAATATCAGCACCAAAAGTACCTAAAATTTCATTATTAGCAATCGTTGCGTATTCCATATAATCACAAGCAGTGGAAGCAGAACCTACAGATTGCATAATCATTACATCAGTACTTTGGTAATTTCTTACCACATTAATTGCAATAAAACTAAATCCAGAACCAAGAGTTCCTAATGTAGCACTTAAACTATTTCCTGAGACATATCCACTTCCTGGTGATACAATTTCAACATAAGAAACTCCTCCCGCTTTAGTCATCGTATTACCAACCCCAGCAAATGTAGTAGTTCCAATTCCAGTAACTTGTGATGTACCATTAGAGTTATTATAAAGTTGTAAAGTAGTTGTTCCAACACCAACAGCATAGTAAATATTTCCGGCAGTAACGGCAAAACCAGTAAAACCACTATTTGGAATACTAGAAGCAAATGATACTGCAATTGTTCCTATCCCTGATGGTAGACCGTGAGCATCAGTAGTTACTAATAAATCTGTTGCACTTGTAAATCCAACTAAATTAAATGATAATCCAATACCAATATTTGCTCGTGCATCATTTCCAGAACCACCAGTAAGTGCTACGTTTGTATAAGTTGCTTCAGTATATCCAGCACCAGCAACAATTGTTCCAACTGATGTAAATGCTGTAGTCATTCCAGCAGTTACTAATTGACCAGTACAAGCAATTGATACTTGATACCTTGCAGTTTGGAATGTTGCTGTTGCTAAATTATCTACGACCTGATTTTCAGTTGTTGCTGTAGTAGTAAGAATTCCAGAAGTTTGAGAACCAACTACTCCAGTATCATAAGTTGTAGATGTAGTAACACCAGTATTGTTTATTGTGGTACTTCTTACATTAGTAATTGTAGAAATACCTGTATAATTTAAATTAGTTCCTGAAATATTTGTTACTGTTCCTGTAGTAGAATTTAATGTTGTTATGGTTCCAACACCAGTATTATTAAGAGTTGTACTTCTTACATTAGTAATTGTAGAAATACCTGTATAATTTAAATTAGTTCCTGAAATATTTGTTATAGTTCCAGTAGTACTATTGAGTGTTGTAATAGTTCCAACACCAGTATAGTTCAAATTTGTTCCAGATATATTAGTAACTATTCCAGTAACAATATTTCCATTTGTAAAATTTCCTGTTGTATAAGTTGCCGTAGTTCCACTTATTGTAGTTGCAGTATTAACTCCAGAAGAGTTTAAGTTTCCATTAAGATTTCCATTAAAAGTAGTTGCTGTAACTACTCCAGATATTAAAGCATTTCCAACGATTTGTAATTTTTGAGTTGGATTGGTAGTTCCAATTCCCAAATCACCTAAAGAATCAACAACTAAAACATTAGTATTAAATGCCGAATTAATTTGTATTGGTTGAATTGGATTAGTCGTTGCAATTCCAACAAAACCAGAGGAATTTACAGTTACATCATCTTCACCTCCACCTTCTCTTCGTAATCCATTAGCACTAAAATCATCAAGGAATGCTAATTGACCTAGGAATTGATTGAGTGGAACCTGTGATGCACCATAACCAACATCCGCTTGTGTTACTACATTCCAGTAAGTTCCATTAAAGAGTTCGGTAATTGTTCCACCAACTGCTAATGTTGAACCTGGAATAGTAGAGTTAATTCCTACAAATCCACCAGTAGTTGTAGTAATTATGGTTCCACCAGTTCCAACATTTAATCTTGTAGTTGTTGTTACTCCAGAAGTATTAATGTTGGTGTTAGAAATATTTGTTATAGTTCCAGTAGTACTATTAAGTGTTGTTATAGTTCCAACACCAGTATAAGAAACATTAGTACCTGAAAGATTTGTTATAGTTCCTGTGGTGGAATTTAGTGTAGTTATAGTACCAACACCAGTATTATTAAGAGTTGTACTTCTTACATTAGTAATTGTAGAAATACCTGTATAATTTAAATTAGTTCCTGAAATATTAGTAACTACTCCAGTAACAATATTTCCATTTGTGAAGTTTCCTGTCGTATAAGTTGCAGTTGTACCGCTAATCGTAGTTGCAGTATTAACTCCAGAAGAGTTTAAGTTTCCAGTTATATTACCAACAAAAGTTGCAGTTATAATACCAGCACTAAAACCACCAGAAGCATTTCTTGCAACTATTGTGGAGTTGGTATTATCACTTGTAGCATTAGAGGTTACTGTAAATGTTGAGTTTCCAGATTGGTTTGCTGTAAATGTTGCAGAGCCAGAAAGACCAGTCCCAGAAACTCCTAAAGTTAAAGTTCCATTATTTGGTGCAACTGTTGATACTCCAGTAACAAGACCTTTAGCATTTACAGTTACTACTGGAATAGCACCAGTTCCACCATAGGTTCCTATATTACTATTGACTGTTGCAAGAGTTGTTGTTGTGTTATTTGAAGTTACATCACCAGAAAGATTTGGAATATTAGTGGTTGATGTTGCGGTTCCACTAAATGTTGTTGATGTAATAACTCCAGTTACATTAATATTAGAAAATGTTGCAATACCAGTTACATTTAAATCATTAAATGTATTTGGAGCATTTTGAATTGCTGATTCAATCGTAGAGGTTGTGATAGCATCTAGTGAAGTAATGTTCCTAAGCTGCCTAGAAGAACTTATAACTTCTGTATTACCAATACTTACTGATGTTACTGTTGTGATACCAGCATTTATGATATTTCTACTATCATCAATAATAGTAGAATTTTGAATTTTAATTGCCATTTGGTTCTACCGTCCTCGTATTACACTAGGTAGTTCTTATTATTTAGTTGTTTAGCGAGTTAATGCTTGCAATTGTTGGTCTGGAAGACGTTTTGGAAAGTATGTGAGACGGGAGATTGTTCCATTATACCACCAACCTCCATCAATACCTCTACCAATCCACAATCTATCAAGTGTCGTCGGAGTAATAACTGTTATATCTACTAATGGGGGTATTCCATCATATGATACTGCGAAATTATTAAAAGAGTATCTAAATGCGGCTTTAAATTTTTGTAAGGATATGGTTGAGTTGCTAACTACAGTGGTCTGAATAAGGTCATTAGATTGAATATAAGAAGAATATGTAGAAGAATTTGAATTTTTTGCTAAACTAATATAGTTAACAGTACTTCCTGATGATGAATAAAATACTCCTGCTCTAGTACCTGGTGGGTGAGTTCCATAATTACTTCTAGAAATTGTAAAATAAGACCCTTCATCCTGCCTATACCAACTACTAAAGTTACTACCAGTTATTCGAGCATCATCTGCTGCTCTGGTTCTTGTGGAACCTACAGTTGGTATATAGGATGTTGGAAAAGAGCCTACTTCTAGTTGAGAGCCCCATAGGTAGATTCCTGAAGATCCATTTCCAGTATATCCAATATCAAAAGCACCTCCACTACCAATAAGATACATAGTAACCACACCATCAGTATTATTGCCTATATTTCCAGAAACGGAAATTCGATACCAATCATTTGGATATCTTTCAATAGATGTATTGTTTAATGTTCCGCCAACAGTATTGGGGTCGGGAGTTACTACCTGTGTTCTCAGATTAAATGATGCACCAAATCTTGTACTATAATCGCTTTTCCTTACGTGTATCATTATAGAAGTTCTTTCTGCTGCCTTTACAAAAACTGAAAACGTATATGTGTTATTTGCAATAGCAGTAAAACTTCTTGCTAATATTTTATGATTAGTATTGGTATTTTCTATAAACTTGTCTGCAGTAGAATTTCCATCTGGTGCAGTTACTACATTTGCATCAACTCTAGCTGAATTTATCTTAATCCAATAAGCATCATTAAACTCTTCACTTCTCTGTAATAAATTCTGTCTACTTTCCTCAATAAGTAACCCTAAACTCTCACCAGTCATAGGATCGTGGTCAAATCTAGGTTCATTAACTCCAGCATACTTAATAAGTCCATCAACACCAACATAAGATGCTCCACTTGCTCTAGTATAAGTAATCCTAGGATCTAAAGTTTTACTATTAGCAAAATCTAAATCCAAAGTAGGTCTTATACTTGGAAAATTATTGACTGATGACTTATTAGTTCCTGGTCTAAAAACTGCCATATCAAGCAAATACTCTATAAGGATTGTTAGGAGTTACAATAAATTCTTTGAGTGCTTCTGGAAGACCACCTTGAAGAATTATATTAATATGCCAACCATCCAGTTTGGTCGGTGGTGTGATGGCTTCCCCAGTTTCTAAATCATAAACACCATCATTTCTATAAATCTCACCAACAATATCAATATCGCCTACTTGGTCAGTAACTGTATAGAAAGTTTGTTCTACACCATCAAAGGTTTCGGTTCTCTTATAACCAACTTCTTCAAGTTTGGTTTCTGCTTCTTCTTGGGAATTAAAACGAAGATAATAAGTTTGATAGGTCATAGTGTTTTTTGACTATTTAGTGAGGTTGATTAATTGATTATCTGGAAGTCTTGATGGATAGTAGGTTAGTTGGGAGATTGTTCCTCCCCAATAATTACCTATTCCCATTCCAATAAGAAGTTGATTTACTCCGACAGGCATCTCAACTGAAGTATCAGTAGTTGTAAGAGTTCCATTTCCTCCAAAAGTGGAATCATTTTTTTTGAGTGCTTGTATCATTTTAAATTGCGAAGTGGTTGGAACATTTATTGCTACATATGGTGTTTGATTTACACCACCAGAACCTATACTAAAATTTGTAAGTTGAGGACTATCTTTTGCACCATAAAAAGCAATATTATTATTAATAGTTCCATCCCATATTCGTGCAAGGTTTGGAAATGCCAAAAAGTTTCCACTATAATTTCTTCTTGCTGCAATCATTAAAGTCCATTCTGTTGGATTATACCAACTACTAAAATTACTTCCAGTTATACTTGCGTTATCTGGTGTGCGAGTTGCTGTGGAACCTGATGTTGGTATATAGGATGTTGGGAAGGACCCTTGTTCTAGTTGAGCGCCCCAGATGTAGATACCTGATGTTCCATCTCCTGTATAAATGACATTTCCTGAAGAATCTAATGGTGAAATTGTTGGAATATTAGTGGTATTTACGGAACCTTTTGTTGTTGTTATCGAACATCTATACCAACCATTAGGATATTGAGTTATTGTTGCTGCAGTATTTGTGTAATCTGTGTTATCTGAACTTATTGCAATAATTACTCCAGTTGACAAGTTAAAAGTTGCATTTGCTGAAGTAGTGAAAAAATTACTTAATTGCAATAAAATTTTATCTCTTCCCGCAGATTTACAAAAAACGCTAAATGTTACTGTTTCATTACTTCCTGTTCTGGATTGATAAACTGCGTGTTGGCTATTAGTTGTATCTTCTACTATTTTTTCTGCATTATTACTTCCATCTGGTGCTGTAGTTGCTGTGGTATTTGTTGCAATTCCTACAGCACTTTTAACCCAAGAAGTGTTATTAAATTCTTCACTTCTTAGTAATAAATTCTGCCTCTGCTCCTCCACCAACAATCCCAAACACTCACCAGTAACAGGGTCGTGGTCAAATCTTGGAGAATTTGCAGGTGCAATTTTAATTAATCCATTCTCATCAATATAAGTTGCACTAGAAGTTCTTGTGAAAGTAATTCTAGGATCTAGAGTTTTAGACCTTGCAAAGTTAAGATTGAGAGATGGTCTGGTGGATGGGAAGTTTTGTGATATACTCATAGTCTTACTTTGTTAGGTTTTGAAGGATTTGGTTAGATAGTCTTCGTGGGTAGTAGGTGAGTTGAGATATTGTTCCATTAAATAAAGATCCACTTGCAGAAGAACCAATTCTCAATCTATTAATATTTGAAATTGTTGAAGAATATGTATTAGTTAATGTATTACTTCCATTATAAGAAGAACCATAATCTCCTGCTTTATATGCACCTACCCATTTTGATACTCTACTGGAAGTTCTATCTAATGTCGTTACTACTGCAGATCCTGAACTAAAAGTTAAAAATCTTGCAGTAGATCCCACAGAATGGAAGAATATCATTCTATTTGATGATGTATTATCATTAAATTCTGCGACTGCTTGATCTCCAGATGCTATAGGAATATTATAATTTATTAAAGAAGTACCCTCACTTTGATTATACCAACTTGAGAAGTTCTCACCGACTATAGAGGCATTATCTGCGGTTCTGGTTGCTGTGGAGTTCGTTGTTGGTATATAGGATGTTGGGAAGGAACCTTCTTCTAATTGTGCTCCCCAAAATACAACAGATTTTGAAGTGCCATCCGAAGAATTCGCAAATCCAATATTTGATCCACCTGCCGTTGATGTTGCAGTAAAAGTATAGGTATATCTTTTCCACGTTTCATCCACAGCAATATTATCGCTATAAACACCAATAGAAGTATTCCAATATTTAAATCTAAACTGACTAGACCCAGAAACAGATCTAGCCCAGACTGATAATGTATATGTAGTTCCGTTTGTGATAAACGCCGTATTATGATTTACATCTGAAAATTGGTTATTGGAAAATGTAACAATATCTGCAGTTAGAGTTCCACTTGGAGATATTATTGAATTTGTAGTTAATGAAGTTATAAGAAACTGTGACCAAAATGTAGATAAATCCTCACTATGAAATAATAAATTACTCCTACTCTCCTCAATCAACAATCCCAAAGATCTCACAGTACCACTCACAGGATCATAAGAATGGTCAAATCTTGGAGTATTTGCAGGAACCACCTCAATCAATCCTTTACCATTTACTCTGGTTGCAGATGAAGTTCTTATGAATGTAATGCGTGGGTCTAAGGTTTTAGACCTTGTAAAATTCAAGCAAAGTGATGGTGAAATTGCTGGGAAGTTTTGTTGGATACTCATTTTGTTAAGGATACAAGTTGAGAATTTGGAAGTCTTGTTGGATAGTAAATAAACTGTCTTATATGACCGTTTAAATAAGATGCAAACACTCCTTCCAATCCAAAAACTATTCTGTTGAATGTTGTTGGTAATACATCTGGGACGCCTGATGCAAAATCTGCAGTATATAAATCTCCATCAACGGAAATAATCATATTATTTGTTTTTATTGCTAGTGCCTTTTTAACTAATCTATTAATATATGTCTCATTTTTTCCAACCAAAAAGTTAGTAGTATTATTTTGAATAACTGAAAATAATGGAATTTGGTTTATATTTTGCCAACCTACTATTCTATCTAAAGGAGGTACTTCTGGACTCATAATTGCAAAATCTGTAGAATTTCCAGCATTAGTCGGTTTATATGTACTATAATTTGATATTATAGTACCTTCTGTCTGATTATACCAACTACTAAAATTACTTCCAGCCATACTTGCATTATCTGCAGTTCTTGTTGCTGTGGAGTTCGTTGTTGATACATAGGATGTTGGGAAGGAACCTTGTTCTAGTTGAGCACCCCAGATATAATATCCATTTGAAGTGTTCCCAACAAATCCAGGAAATACTCCAGAAGTACCAGAAGTTATAGAATTGACTGAAAGTCTAGCAAGAGTTGATGTAGTTCCAGCAGTACCTGTAACTGATAATCTATACCATCCATTTGGGAATGATGATATACCTGCATTTATTCCAGAACCACTTCCATAATTTAAACTAGTAGTTACGCCAACTGTAGATAAATTAAAATTAGCATAACTACCATTTGTAGTAGCATTATCATCAAAAACTAATTGAACGAATTGTTTATTTATTGGTTTTACAAAAATTGAAAAAGTATAAACTGTATTTGAACTTATTCCTATTGCATTAAATGTATTATTAATGTGGATATTATTATCAGTAGTTTCTAATATTTTGTCCGAGTTATAACTTCCATCAGGAGCGATTGTTTCTGTAGTATTGAATGAAGTAGTAAATCCAGCTCTAGTCCACCTAGAATTTGAAAAATCCTCACTCCAACTGACCAAATTACTTCTACTTTCCTCAATCAACAATCCCAAACTCTCAACTTCTCCAGTTGTAAGATTATAAAGATGATCAAACCTTGGAGTATTCGCAGGAACTACCTCAATTAATCCTTCCCTACCCATTACAGTAGCACTAGAAGTCCTAGTGAAAGTAATTCTGGGATCTAATGTGCGACTTCCCGCAAAGTTAAGATTTAAAGTAGGTCCTTCATCTGGGAAGTTTTGCTGTATCGCCATCTAACCTAATTTCTCCTTTAGAATATTTATCTGGTTCTGCTGTTCCTTTACAACTTCTATAAGTAATCCAATCAAACCATTATAGTTTACAGTTTTAGTTTCTTCCCCATTTACGAGTTCTGGTAAAACTTTTTCAATATCTTGAGCTATAACTCCCATAGAAGATTTACCAGTTTCTTTCCAGTCAAAAGAAACTCCAGTAATATTTAGAATTTTATCTATTGGATTTTCTATTGGTTTAATATTCTCTTTGAGTCTTATGTCTGATGCTGAGTTGAAATCTGTAGATGTAGTAACTCCAGTAATTAGAGCATCACCTTGTATATGAAGTCTTGATGTTGGATTTGCGGTTCCTATCCCAAGATTACCAGAAACATAAGCACCACCAGTTACTTGAAGTGGTTGTGATGCGGTTCCTGTTGAACTTACAGAACCAACTAAAATATTTGATCCATCAATTGCAAGAGAAGCATTAGTTGCTTGACGATTAAATAAAAATCTTCCAGAAAATTCTGATCTAAAAATAATATCTCCCTGTGCAGCATTATTTGCATACTGTCCTGGAGCGCCCGCTACTGCAATCGTCAAATCTCCATTATTTCTACCAACAGAAATTCCAGTATTGGAGGTTGAAAATCCACTTCTTAATAGAAGTCCGAGATCACCACTTCTTGTTATTGCAACAAAATTCCCATCATAAGAAAGATTAGAAGATGTTGTTGTAGTATTAGTTGCGCTATTGTAAAGAATTCTGTTTGCTGCACCTACAACATTTGTGGAAGTTGTTGCAGTTCCTGTAAGATTACCTACAAAAGTAGTTGCAGTTGCTACACCAGAAACATTCAGTTGTCCTAATGTTCCAACAGAAGTGAGTGATGAATTAATAACTCCACTTCCAAGAGTTGTGGAACTTAAGACTGAAGTTCCATTAATTTCATACTGCTTACCAGAAACTAGGTTCCAATCTTCACTTGAAGTTAATGCTCCCGCAGTATTATTCCAAGTGATTGTCTTACGAATTCCAGTAGAACCGATACCAATTCCAGCACCATCAAGAAGTGCATTAGTTCCTACTGTTGTTGCAATACCAACATTAAAGTCTGCAAGTTCAATAGTTGAAGAATTAACAATAAACTGAGTACCATCTACATATAAGTCACCTTTAATTCTTACTGCACCTGTATCATCACCAACAACTGCAGGGTCAATAATTAATGTTGAAGGACCATAAATTGAACCAGTAAGTTTAATATTTCCTACAACATCCAATTTTTCTGTTGGATTTGTTGTTCCTATTCCAATATTTCCAGAACTATTTCCATAAATCCAATTTACACCATTACTTCCAATTGCAAGTTGTGTAGATCCACCAGGTATTGCAGGTTCAGCACTAAAACCTACTGCAACATTATAAGAACCTGTAACATTATATCCTGCATAAGAACCTAGAAAAACATTTCCATTTCCAGTATTATTAACAAATCCTGCAAGAGAACCTATGAAAATATTTTCACTTCCATCACTATTATTATATCCAGACTGTTCTCCTATGAAATTATTATAAGATCCATCAAAATTTGTATATCCTGCAGAATTTCCTAAAAAGTTATTTCCTGTTCCACTATTATTTGTATATCCAACCTGATAACCTAAAAAGTTATTGTAATTTCCACCAATATTACTATACCCCACCTGATAACCTATGAAGTTATTATTATATCCAGTAATAGCAAGTTCTCCAGCACCAACTCCTGCAAAAAAATTATAATCTCCATCAATAGAAGTATTGGTAGTACTATCACCAAGTCTTATATTAGTACCATTAAACCCAATAGTTCCATCAACTTCAAGTTTTACTGTTGGATTTGTGCTTCCTATACCAACAGAACCACTAGAAGTAATTACAAAAGCACTTGAATCTGGATTTGCACTATCTTCAACAACTAATGCATTACCAGTTCCTGTTTGTGTGATTCTTAAGGCATCATTAGAACTATTAACTGATATTGTTGCAATTCCAGAAGATTGAAGTCCTTGTGTCTGAAGAATACCAAAGACCGTTGCACCATATCCAGTAGTTTCAAATTCTTTTACATTATCAAAATAGAGTCCTACTGGTCCATTTGAAATAAAACTTGCTTTTGTTTCCGAACCAGCAGCATTTGTAATAAGAACATTATTATCGCCAGTAAGATATAAATTTCCTGTTCCAAAATCTCCAATAATACTATTTCCACCATCATGATAAATTCTTAAATCATTACCATCGCCAAAATATAAAATATCATTATCACCAAAGTAAGCAGAAGTTCCAAAACTTACGGCACCTGTGAATGTGGTGATTCCAAGTGTTGAAACACCAGAAGAATTAATGTTTGTTAAAGTAACATTGGTGCTATTCAGACTTGTAATCGTACCAACGCCAGTATAATTTAGATTAGTTCCAGAAATGTTAGTAACAATACCAGTTACAATATTACCTGTTGTAAAGTTACCAGTCGTATAAGTTGCTGTTGTTCCAGATAGAGTTGGAATTGTACCAACACCAGAAGAATTAATGTTTCTTATAACTGCTAAATCATTTTGGGTAAATTGAACATTACCAACAGCAAGGTGAGTTCTTGTTGGGAATTGAGTAGATCCAATACCTACCGCATAGTTAATCAACCAAGCATCTGTATTGAGACCAGCAAAGGAACCGGACTTGAACCACATAATTTTCTTATATGTGGGAAGTGTTGATTCTCCAATACCAGGATTGTAAATTGAAACTAATGGACTACCTTCTGTTGATGCGACAGAAATACCGCCATGATTTGCTGTTGTATCATTAGAAACATCATTATTATTTGAATCTGTTCTAAATCCAAGAACAATATCAGGGTCAGAGACTTTCAGTTCAGTCGTGAATAAAGTAGCAGAAGTTCCACCAATCGTAATATTACCAGTAACGTTTAAGTTACGATTAACTTGTAGGTCTCTAGTAACTGTTACATCTTGAGGGGCAGTAAATTGTGATGGGATACTTAATGTTGGTGTTGAACCCTCACCAGTTCCACTTGTTACTGTAATTTGATTTGATGTTCCAGAAATTGACTGAACATAATCACCAGTAGTATCTGTACCAAGTCCAACTGAGTTTGGTTGAATTGTTGCTGCTAATGATACATTACCAGTACCATCAAAACTAATTGCTGATGCAACAACGTCACCCGTAATTTCAAAAGTTCTTGGAGTTACTAATCGTGTTGCGGAACCAGCAATACCAGTTAATGAACCTACAAATGTTGTTGCTGTGACGACACCAGTAACTAATGTATCTCCGGATACGTGAAGTCTAGATGTTGGATTTGTGGTTCCAATACCAACCCTTTGAGTAGAGTTATTAACAACAAACCAAGTATTTGCCGAACTTCTACCTTCAAATGATACAATTTCGCTGGAACTTCTTGTGAATCTAAATGTGTCTCCACCACCACTACCAGAATCATTTATTGCTTGAAAATAAAATGTTTCATTATTTGCACCAACATTCCAGTTTCTATTGTTAGTTGTCGCATCTTCATCAACAAATCTAATAACAGGATCAACTGATTGTAAATGTAGTTCTTCTCTTGGATTTGTGGTTCCAATTCCAACCCAACCATACCCACCACCTTTAATTACAAAAGCACTTGAATCTGGATTTGCACTATCTTCAACTACAAAAGCATTACCAGAACCAGATTGAGTAATTCTTAATGCATCGTTAGAACTATTGACCGATATTGTTGCAATTCCAGAAACATTTAATTGCGTTGATGTTAAATTAGTTAATGTGGTAATTCCAGAAGAATTTATATTTGTTAATGTTGCATTACTGCTAGTTAAAGAAGTGATTACTCCAGATAAAATATTTGCAGTATTATAGTTTAATGTAGTACCCGAAATCGTTGTTGCTGTATTAACTCCAGAAGAATTTAAATTTCCAGTAATATTACCAAAAAATGTTGTTGCTGTGACGACACCAGTAACTAATGTATCTCCGGATACGTGAAGTCTAGATGTTGGATTTAAAACATTTATTCCAACATTTCCAGTTGAACTTACTCGTAATCTCCTAGTGTTTGCAGTAAATATATCAAAATTTCCAAGTTCTCCTGAAGTTTGTCCCGCACTTATAGATACAGTTCCAGAGCCTCTGTTTAAAATTTGTAATCCGCCATCATCAGTTCCATTTCGTATTAATCTAGCTTGATAGTCTGTATATAAAAGTTGTGGAAAATTCCCCCCACCAAAATCAATATATTTGGGAAGATCTGTATTTCCCATACCTATTTCAAATGATCTTCCATTATCTGCCCCCATTCTAGTAACAGAATTATTAAATGAATTTGCTACTATCCATTCAGTATCATAAAATGTAAAAGTATTAAATATTTGACTATCACTATCAGAATAAAATGGAATAAATGGATTTGTGGTACCTATTCCTATTCCATATCTTGTTTGAGTTACAGCAATTCCAGAAACATTATAACCAGAAGCTTCTCCTTTCAATGTAGTGATTAAATTGTATGTTCCTCCAATAGATACATTTAAATTTCCATTTATAACGGAATTACCATTAACCTGAAATGTTGATTGTGGATTTGTGGTTCCTATTCCAACAAAACCACTTGAGTTTACAGTTACATCATCTTCTCCACCACCATCTCTTCTTAAACCATTAGGACTAAAATCATCTAAGAATGCTAATTGTCCTAAGTATTGATTGAGTGGTACTTGAGATGCTCCATAACCAACATCTGCTTGAGTTACTACATTCCAATATTGACCTCCGTATAATTCAGTAATAGTTCCACCAACTGCTAGAGTTGATTGTGGATTTGTGGTTCCTATACCAACATTTCCATCATTATAATATACACTACCACCAGGATTTTCGGTCCAAACGTTCAATAGTGTAACGGTAGTTCCTATTCCAACAGCTTCTTTCTTTGTGAATAGTCTACCATCATTTGTATTGAGTGCTAGTTCCCCCAGTTCTACTTGATTAGTAGAAGGTCTCTTCCCTGGAACAGCAGAACGCTTAAACTTTATGTAATTTGTTGCCATAATCCTGGTATATACCTAAATTAAAAGCTTATATAAGCCTTTTCACTATTTAGACTGTAAACCTATCCCTAGAAATCTTAATAGTATTGTTTCTATAGGTTGGAGTAAATTGAAGATTTGCAGAATATTGTGGATTGGAACCCTCTACTATATTAGCAGAAAATGTTCCCAAAATTTCTTCATTAGCTACAGTTGAATATTCCATATAATCTGCAGCGGTATTTCCAGAACCTACAGATTGTAATAACATTACATCACTTACCTGGAAATTATTAACTGTGATTGGATTGAAACTAAATCCAGAACCAACATTTCCATTATCGAAAGTATTATTTACAGAAATTATACTACCAGAAGTATATCCAGAACCAGGAGAAACTACAGATACATTTGTTATTTTTCCTCCAGCAAGAACTATAGGATTGCTACTTGCAAAAGATACGTTAGCAACATTACTAGAAGTTAAAGTACCAATTCCAGGTCTTGTAGATAGTTTTAATGTTGATGCTGTAGGAATTTCTGCGATATAATAGATTTGTGTAGTAACTCCATATCCAGGTCCAGGAAGAATACCGGGGAATCCAAGAGAAGCGGAAGCTCTAGCAGTAGATCCAATTCCAGATACTGGAGCAGTTATAGTTACAACTGCAGATTGAGCCGTAGTGTAACCAATACCAGTACTTGTTACTGTAATTGTTGATACCCCAAAACCAACTATACCCGTAGTTCCGCTTGGGCTGAATGTAGCAATTCCAGATTGAGCTAAATCAAATTGTGTATAACCAGCACCAGAATTTGTAATTACTACATTAGTTACAATAATAGTTGATACTGCAGCACCAACACCTGATCCAGTATCTCCAGGAACTCCACCAGAGAATGATACTGAAGGAATTGATACAGAATATCCTGCCCCTGGATTAGTAACTAAAATCTCACTAATTCCTACCCCTACAGATCCTCTAGTACTTGTACCAATACCAGTTGGTGAACTAAATGTTACTGATGGAATAAAGGTATAACCTGCTCCTGGATTAGTGATAGTAATGTTGGAAGATGTAACTCCAAGACCTAATGAATTGACCATTCCACCAGCTCCAGTTATACCATCAACAGCTGTAACTGATATAGATGGGTTAGATGTATAACCACTTCCAAATTCATTAACAAATACAGTACCAATTCCCATTACAGCAGAAGCGGAAGCGCCATTACCAAGACCACCACTTGGAGATAAGAAAACAGAAGATACTGTAGTCACACCAAAACCGACATTAAGCACTTGGATATCAGTCAAGAACATTTGCGTAATTGTCGCTACAGCAACTGTCTCTGGAGTTCCTCCAGTAAATACAATTATTGGTGGAACAGTATAACCAAATCCAGGATTGGTAATAGAAATACTTTCAACTTGACCTGAGACATTGATTTGTGCTGTACCTTGTGCTCCAGTACCAATTCCACCTACAGGACTAAATGAAACAGATGGATTACTATCATAACCACCTCCACCACTAATTAAAATTCCAGTTCCACTAACCCCCATCCCAACTCTACCAACAAAATTTGTTGGAGATGGTGATACTGTTAATGTAGGAGCTATAGTATATCCAGAACCTGGTAAAATATTTGTAAAGGTTACAATACCTAAATTACAACCAATAGTTGCTGTAGTACCTATTCCTGCTGGACTACCAACAGTTAGAATTGGAGGTCTAGTATATCCTGCACCTGGATTTGGAATACTAAAATGGGTTGAAATACTAAGAGTATTTACTACAGCAGTTGCAGTTGTTCCTACTCCCGTTGGAGATTGTATTGTAATGGTTGGATAATTTGGTCCGCTAGTTCCAGCGTATCCAAATCCTGTACCATCAATCCTAATGTTAGTAGCAAATAATCTATTGACCCTAGCAGTAGCAGCAGTTCCAACATTATTTCCTGGTACAGAGACTGTTGGAATAAATGAATAGTTAAAACCACTATTAGTAACAACAATTGTAGAAATGCCAAATCCAATCCGCCCAGTTGCAGTAGTACCAACTCCAATTGGCGCATTAAATGTTACTGTAGGAATTTCTGTATGAATTCCTGCTTGAGTTATCCTAAAGTCAGTAATGCACATAGTAGCTACTTGAGCTGTAGCTGTAGAGCCTATTCCAGATACTCCAGAAATAGGAGGATTATTCGTAGGAGCTGAAATATTTACTGTTGGGAAATTTGTATAACCAAATCCAGTATTTGTAATATTAATAGAAGTTAATCTAGAATTTTCTGCCGCAGTTGGTGGAATAGCCTGATTGAAAAGAATAGGCTTGTTTACGTTTAATGATGAAACATCATTCTGGAAAGCAAAATTTCCATCTTGAATTGCAGTAAGTGTTAATGATGTTTCAGGCTCTACGGTTAGATTAGCTCTAGCATCATTTCCACTACCACTTGTTGTTAATAGTTCTATGTTAGTATAACTTCCACTAACATAATCTTGACCTTGACTTAAATTACTTATTGATCTAGATGATGAAGAAGTTCCAGAACCAATTAACTGTCCGTTACAAGTAATTTGAATATTATATCTTGCACTTCTTTCAAATCCACAATCTAAACTATCTAACGTAACTGCTGAAGTGGATGTAGTAACAACTTCAGTATTTCTAAATTGTGGAGGTAAATATTCATCAAGGAATGCAAGTTGTCCTAGGTATTGATTGAGTGGTACTTGAGATGCTCCATATCCAACATCAGCTTGAGTTACTACATTCCAATATTGACCGGCAAATTCCTCGGTAATAGTTCCACCAATTGCTAGTGTAGATCCTGGATTTGTAGTTCCAATTCCCAATCTACCAGTAGTAGGTACATAGCGAATTCCAGATGCATTAATATCTAAAGTATCTCTAATGGTAGTAATTCCAGAGAATATACTTCTCCCATTTAATAATGTACTTCCACTTACATTTAGATTTGCAGTTGGGGAAGTAGTTCCAATACCTAGACTATTTGTTGATGGATTATAAGCTAAGTTATCACTGTCTAATAATATACTTTGATTTAATGAACCAGTGGTTCTTTCAACAAATGATAGATAATAAGTTTGATTAGTATTAACCCTATCAATTGTAGTTACAGAAGTAGCGGAACCTACATTCACGCCAGAAGCAGAACCCCATACTGGAGAACTAGAGCTACCTTTAGATAGTAAGACTTGACCATCAGTTCCAGCATTCCCATTTAAATTTAAAGTTCCAGTTAAATTTATATTTCCATTGACATCTAAATTATATCTTGCTACAGTAGTTCCAATACCAACTGAAGATGCAATACTTACTGTAGAACCACTACTAATAAAGAAATTATTTACTGTAGTAATTCCAGTTACTGTTAAGTTTCTTGATGTGGTTAATCCAGTAACACCTAAAGAACTTAAAGTAGAAATTCCAGATACTTGTAAATCTCTAGCTGTTGTTAATCCAGTAACTCCTAAAGTTCCTAATGTAGTAATTCCAGTTACTGTTAAGTTTCTTGATGTGGTTAATCCAGTAACACCTAAAGTTTCTAATGTAGTAATTCCAGTTACTCTTAAATCTCTTGAAGTTGTTAATCCGGAAACTCCAATATTTTGTTGAAATGTTGCAATTCCTGTAACATTTAAATCATTAAATGTATTTGGAGCATTTGCAATCGCAGTTTCAATTGTTGCAGTGGTAACTGCATCTAAAGAAGCAATATTTTGAAGTTGTCTTGAACTGCTGATAACTTGAGTAGTACCAATATTTAAAGTCTGAGATGAAATTGAAGTTCTAGATACTAAACTATTTACAGTAGCAACTCCACTAATGTTTGTAGTCCCTCTTACATCTAAAGTTGCTATTGGTAATGTAGTTCCAATTCCTACTGCATCTTCAGTAATTTTAAATACAATTGTAGTATCGTTTATAGTAAATCTATCAACTTCAAAAGCATTAGTTTTTATTGAATTAGCTGTTATTGCAGATCCTACAACTAAGTTATTTGAAATATTAGCATTCCCTAGTACATCTAATCTCTGCTTAGGTTGTGTGCTACCTACACCAACATTATTATTGGATGAATTAAATATAAAAGTATTTGAACCTTGTATCAGACCATTAGAATCCTTATAGGCTACAGAACCAGTTTGTCCGGAAACTAAAGATACGTCAGTAACTGTAATATCTACATCTGCTCTATCACTACCTACACCAATAACTGTAACACCAGCACCAGTAAAATTAAGTTTGAAGATACTTAATTCATTAGTATTGGGGGCGAGATTACCATTTTGATAAACTGAAATTGCCCCAGGTTGTACTACACCACCTGCAATAATATTTGCTTTTTGAGTCCAATATCTCTTTCCTGAACCTGAGGCATCACTGACTAAAATATATGGGTCTCCAGCTCCTATGGGAAAAGGGTTTGCACCAACAGAAGATACCCCTACAAGAGGATCTCCTAAGTCGGGTTCAGCTTGGTCTAACCCTAAAAATTCATATCTATCAGAAGTAATTCCAGATTGTGGTCTTTTTTTTACTCTTTTACTTTGATAGCTTGGATTTGGATTCGCCATTTCTTATATCTTATAATCTTATTTATTATTGGTTTGAAGTTTCAAGAATGGAAGTTAGGAACTTTAGATCCGTTGATGAACTACCATTAATTGTAATGAAATCATCAGTTTCTAAAACCAATTTTCCTGGTAATAAATTGGCGGTGTCATTTCCTGGGATAGCAAAGTCTTTTAAAATTTCAGTGGTGACTGTTCCAACTCCAGAAACATTTCTATTATGATAAAAACTAATCGTCTGAGTATTTGAACCAATATTAGAACATTGTGCTAATAGAAATACACCAACGTATCCAACAGGCGCCCTATAGATTTCTTCAGTTGTGACCCCTACAACTTTTGTTACCGTTCTAAAATTATTGACTGCGGCTGCTGCTACTGCCATTTATAAAAATCCTCCTTATTCTGATAGAGCGAGAATGAATGGGGTCATAGTTGTAAAGAGTGCTTTTGTGAAGTCTCTTCCTGAAATTTGACCTGTTGCCTGATTAATAATTACACCATCACCAATTTTGAAGTTTCCTGCCTGATCTGTTGATGTATATACCACTATACCACCATTTTCTTGAACTACTTCATTTTCAGGAACTACAACACCACCTAACGCTGGCTTTGCTTTATTTATATCATTACCAGAACCAACCCATTCAAATGAATGTGAAGATGTAATTTGTAAGCTTACTCTAGAGAAATATACGGTAGTTCCTGCGCTGACTTCATTATTAAGATTTTGTAATAGAGAAATTGTAGAAATTCCAGAAGATGGGAGAGTTGCACTATCAACTTTATAATAAATTGGTTGCATTCTAGAAACTCTTGCAGTTGCTTGAGTTCCAGATGATGGAGGAGCAATCTCAATAGTTGGTGGCTTTCTATATTGTGTTCCAGAATTTACTATAGTTATTGCAACTACTCTACCATTTTCTATAGTAGTAGTAGCCTGGGCAGTAATTCCATTTTGTCCTTCTGGAGTAGTAATAGTTACTCTTGGAGCTGCAGTATAGCCAGATCCACCATCAATTACCTCAATTGTATCTACAAAATATAGTAGTTCTCCAAAATAACATACTTGACCATCATATGGTCTATAATCACCAACACCAGATACTACAACTTCGTTAGTTTTTTCTGGTGCTGTTGTAAATGCAACTCCAGTTGATCTATAGATTGATTTAGTACCAGCATCACCAACACCATCTGCAACCAGACCTAATCTACCAAAAGAGCTATTAGAGTTTGTAATATCACACTGTCCACCAGATCCAGTAAAGACTGCTATATCATCACAAATTGTAAAGATAGAAACTAATTGAGCATATGCACCATTAGTAATAGAAACTCCAATACCACCTTGATTGTATTGAGTGTAAGAATCTACACTCATTGTTCCAGTTACACCGATATCATCTTGGTCTCCAAGTTCTGCAGCAAATCCATCAATTTTCATTCCTATTGATTTTGGAATAAAGTTTGTGCAGTTTCTTACATATGGACCTTGAGTTATAGGACCAACACCTCTAGAAAATGGTGGAATTACTATACCACCAGAAACATAAGTATGTGGAATTGTTGATGGTCCTACATTAATAGTAAATGTATCGTTTGCGGTATTTGTTCTATTAATAGCAATACCACCAGAAACATAAGTATGTGGAATTGTTGATGGTCCTACATTCACAGTGAATGTTGAGCCGATTGCACTTAGAACTCTAAATTCAAATCCATTATTTCCTGTTGGATATAAATCGGTTGTAATTCCACTTCCTGGAGGACAAGAGAATTTTAAGTTTCTAATTTCTACTAATCCATTATACGTCACTCCAATTCCAGGAGCAGTAATTGTAGTAATTCCAGTGATGTTATCGTAAACTGCTGTAGTGATTGCTACTGGCTTATCGGTTACTATATCAAGTACTCTGAAATCAAATCCATTATTTCCTGTTGGATAAATTGTAGTTGTTCCAGAACCACTTGGACATGAGAATTCTAATCCACGAATTCTTACTAGATCTCCAGTTTCTATTGATAAACCTTTTGCTCTAATTGTTGTAATTCCGGTTAAATTATTATAAGTTGCAGTAGTTACGGCAACTGTTCTATCTACTACTACACCTCCACCAACATAAGTATGTGGAAGTGTTGATGGTCCAACATAAACATCAAATGAGCCATCGTTATTAATATTATTAACAAAGAAGTCATAACCATATCTTCCAGATGGGAACGATTGTGTAGATATTCCTCCTCCAGAATTACAACTAAATCTCAAATCTCTCAACTCAATTTGTTCACCTTCTTGTACTTTAAGACCAGGTGCTGTAATTCTAGTTCTTCCGGTTACTTCATCATAAACTGCAGTAGTAATTCCTAGAGTAGAAGTAAATCCTATTCCAGAATTTCCTGGATATGAAGTTTTTATTCCAACAGAAGTAAATGCGGTTGATCCAAGTCCAACAATATTAGTTACAATACCAACACATGAACGAAGTGCTGATACTACGTTGGCGCAACCATTAATTGCATTATTGAATCCAGTTAATGGATCTTTCTGCATTCCAAGATCTTTAACTTGATACTTATTGTGTGAGTAGCTGGAATATTTTTGGATAAATCCACCAGAAACATATGTGTGTGGTAGTGAAGATTGTCCAACTACAACTTCAAAAGTATTATTATTGATAACTTTAAGGACGTTAAAGATATAACCAAAAGCTCCGCTAGGATAAGTTACAATTCCAGGACCAGATGGACAAGTAAATCCTATTCCAGTAATTTTAACTGCATCATCTTTAATTAGTCCATGATTTGTAGCAGTAATTGTAGTTATTCCAGTAAATTGATTATATTGAGCATTACTTACTGTAGTACCTAGTCCTACTGGATACCCACCCCAAGTAACATTATTAATAATTGCTCTTGCAACATTAAATGAATAGTCAACAGAAGCTACAGTTTGAGTTACTTCACCAGGATTCTTGAGTATTTGAGGAATTAGATTCCAATTATCATCGTAATAAGACTTACCGGCATCTACTGAACGTGAATTACCACCTCTTGTGATATCATGGATGATACACTTCCAAATACTCTTGATATCATCTGCACAATCTTGACTTTCTAATGTTACACCATATCTAATGCTTGGAAGACTAGAAGTATTTCCAGCTGCTATTGCAGATGTAATAATTCCTACTAATTGAGATATTGTAGTTCCAACTGCAACACATCCACCAGGGACTGTAATTACTGAAGGATTAAAAGTTTGTGAAATGCTACCAACTCCAGACTGATATGAAGTAGTTGGTCCAACATTATTAATTACTGAATAAGCTATTCCTACAGCATAATTTAAAGTTTGAATTGTAGCCTGACTTACCCCAACTCCAGTAATGTGTAAAAGATTGCCCGAAGGACCAAAGTATGATAGTGCTGCACCTATTGATTTTCTATTACTGTTTGCCTTTAGATCATATGAAATAGCTCTGAAAATATCCTTAATATCATCAGCACAATCACTAGTTGTTCCTGGAGCAGGTACAGTAAAGTTTAGTCCTGATGGTGAGGTTAAAAATCCAACTGCTTCTGCAGCAATAAAGTTTATATTACTATCAATCAGTCTAGCAGCATCTTGCTCTCTATGATTACCGGCAAATCCACTAAATCCACTAGTTAAGAACCCGACAGTCTCATTTGCAATATAATCAAGGTTCAATCTAATCATTCTTGCAGCATCAAAATATCTATCAACTGCAACACCTTCTAAAGTTTGAAGTGCTACTACTGCAGCACCATCGGTCATATCTGGACCAATAAAGCTCATATCAGTAATATGACAGCCATTATTAACGTGGAATAAGTCTAGATATGGATACCTAGGAGTTACTACACAGTTTCTTAGTTCTGTACCTTCTATTGAAACTGTTTTCTTAAGTACAATTGGATTTTCTTCTACGTAAACTCCAGGATATACTTTAATAGTATCTCCAAATACTGCTATCTTTGCAGCAGCTTTAATAGTTTTCTTAGCGTTATTTTCACTTAAACCACTATTATTATCATTACCATTTTGGGTTACAAAAATGGTTTTTCCAGTTGGTCTGTAAGCCTCTATTTCTACTACACCCTTTCCATTTATTGGCTTAACATTTACACCAATTCCAGCAGTTATTTGAGTTACAATTCCGGTTAGTGCTACACCATCACCAATAAATGCGGAAGCGATAATAGTATCTGCAGTAACATCAGCAAGGTTAGATACTCCAGAAACATCTAATTGAGTAACGGAAGCTATTCCACCCCTAACATCAATAGCTGTAGAAGCTATACCAGTTACATTACCTATTAGTCTATTAGCATTTATATTACCACCTACACTTAATGCATTCGTGTTTGGATTATAAGTTAATCCTGGAGTATCAACTCTTAAATCTGCTACTCCATCAGTTTGGGTAGTTATGACTAGATTATAGGTAGCATTTTCATTAGTAGTTTGGACCCCAACGCTTACAACTTCGTCAGGATTCTTCCAAGATGCTGGACTTGTTGAACCACCAGAAACTAGAACTTGGCCGGGAATTCCTGATGATTGTAAAGCTTCTCTAGTGAATACTAATGAACGAACTTCACTACCGCTAACGAGATGATTTGGACTAACTCTAATACTATTAATTCCAACACTTATAATTCTAGTATTATTAAATATCCTTAATTGAGGAGAATCTACTACAAAATCTCCTATTTGTAATAATGAGGTATTGACTCCAATAAAAGAACTTGAATTTAACGTTCCAGTATCAGTTTTTACTCCAGTTGGTGCTGTATATGTAAATAACCTATTACTTAATGCTATATCACCTATAACATCTAAAGCATAATTTGGTGAAGTTGTATTAATACCAAATCTTCCAGTTGATGGAATATAAGTTAGGCTACTACCAATAGAAACATTAGTGTAACCTGTTCCTGTAGTAAATGTAGGATAAACTACTCTAGATGTACTAGATAGACTTACATTTATATTATTAGAATTTGTAGAAACTCCGGAAATAACCGCATATGAAGATATACCAGCATTTGTGGAATACCCTGCTATATTTGCATACGAGGATGAACCAGTAATACTTATATCGTAAGTTCCTGGAATAATAGTAGCAACTGATGTAGCTGTACCAGTAATGCTAATGTTATAAACACCAGTTAATCTATCTGCACTAATAATTCCTTCATTAATATTTGCAGCATTCTGTAAGTAATTAGCTGTCTGTGCAGTTCCAGTTACATCAATATTATAAGATCCATTTAGGACATTTTGTGGAATTGTTCCATTAATTATACCATCAGCATCAGCAGTTCTAGCATAATCTACTTCAATTGGATAATATCCAGAGAGTCTTTGAGAACTAATAGTTCCAGCTAATATATTAGCACCATTTAATAGAGTATTAGAATAATCTGCAATTCCTTCAAGATTACCCACAAATTTTTGTGATGTAATAGTAGTAGCACCTACAATACTACTATTTTGTAAATTAAGATTATCACCAGCAGCTAATTCTTCAATTCTATTTGTCTGTGAATTAGCTATAAGCGGGTATCTATCAGCCATTACTTATGATTGATTACTTTTTGTTCTTAAGATATTTAGTTACTTTCATATGGACTAAAATCAATATTATCTAATGTAGAAATATCAGATTCTAATCTTTTTATTTCTTCAGTTATACTACCAAGAGCTTGTAGTATCGACCAAGCTTGTAATTCTTTTCTATCTCTATCTCTTCTTAAGGTTTTTGTTGCATTAATAATAGGTTCAATTTGAGATTGATATTGTGCTATTACATTATTTAAATCTTCTATTGCATTATCAATATTCTGTTGTAATTGATTACATAAAGTTCCAGTTGGATCTATTCCAGGAAATCTTGATGTAGTTCCTAGAGATATTGGATTACTAGATGATGTAATGGCTACAGTTCCTTCTGGAGCTATTGTACTGGTACAAGATATAGATGGAAATGCTCCAGAACACTTAATTATGCTAGGCCATAGTAAAGTTCCAATATAATATTCAACTTTTCCACCTCCTACTAAAGGTTCTGGATTAATTTGAGTATTTGTTGAACTATCGAAATAAGAACTACTTGGGCTCCAAGTTTGAGTTTGACTTGAATTTCCAGAAATATCTAAAAATATACTGTGACCTATACCGACTGTAGATGAATTAATAACACCAATGTTTAATGGCTCTAATGGATTTTGTAAATAGTCAAAATTTGTATCAATATCTCCAATTCGTAGTACCGTGAAAGTATTATTTGTAGTAGAAGCCAGAGATACAGTAGAAATAAATGCTGCTGAATATGTTGTAATAATTCCAACAGTAAATATATTTTCAATAGTACCTATTGGCGCAGCATCATTCAATATTAAACTATTACACGGGACTTCCGTAGTTTCATATTCACCAGTTCCATTTAAAAATGTTACTGGGAATGTAGTAGTACCAAAACCAACAATTGTAGTAGTTATAATACCTACACATTCAAAACTCATTCCTGTATTAACTCCTATAGTGGAAATTCCCGGACCATAATGAGCGAAAATTGTAGAGCCAGTAGATATTCCTCCACCTAAAGTCGTAACAATACCAACAGCGTTTATTGTACCAAACCCCACAAATTTAGGAAGATTTGTTGGGGAGAATATTGTAGGATTGGAAATACTATCAACAATTATATCATCAGGTTGAATATTTTGAGTTAATTGAGAATTATTATCCAATATTGCAATAGCTGTACTACCAACAGATGTTGAACCTGAAAATGTAGTAATAATATTTGAACCATAATCACGATTTAATGGCTTTTGATAATATTTTAATCCACGATATGGGGTAAAAGAATATGTATTAGAATTTTTCTTAACTTCATATTTGTAATATCTATTAATACTACCTCCAAACAAAGTATATGATGGAGGTTCCCAAGCATCAACTAATACCCAAGCTAAATCGCTTCTACATCCAGAAGAAATTCTAGCATCATATGCCTGTTTTATTGGGGGAATTTTTTCGTTGATAATATTGATAATCCTTAAAGCATCACTATCAATTTTTGATATTAAATTATCTTCTTTATCAATATTAACATCTATTAATGTTAATTGATTTAAAAGTGCATCTCTTTGAGTTTTTTTACTTATTAATTCTAATTGAAGTTCTGATATTATTTCTCTAGATATAGTCATTGTTATATGTTATCTCCTTCATATTCTACGATTAATTTATCTACATCTTTTCTTTCGGCAAATACTGTATAAAAGCAATCTATAGGACCACTTAAATTATTCGCAATATTTATAACTTTACCCCATTCTATATTTTTTACATAAAGTTCTTGATATGCATTATTTGGTGTTAAATTGACTGTGATAGTTTCTATATCGACTAAATTATCCCAATATTCAGGTAAAATAATTTTATTTTTGTTTTTTAATTTTCCTCTATAATATACACCAACTTCTGGACCTTCAATACAAGCATGTCGTAGTCTCATTCCACTTTTATTTGGATGAGGAATATCAAATTGTTTAAATGGTGCCGCTACTGATGAAAACGCGCCAAAAGTTGCCTTTATTGATGCTGCATCTATATCACCACAAAATATTTTTCCAGTAACATTTAAAGCAGAATTCATAGTTACTGGACCATTAAAAATTCCAGTATCATTACCTATGTTTATTGCATTTTTTAAGTCTGCACCATTTTTAGTTTCAACTGCTGTTACATTTACAGACCCTGTAAAATTACTAATAGCAGAAACATTTAAAGTTCCAGCGATATTTGTTATAGGACCTAAAAAATTAGATACTCCTACAACTTCTAATGATGCTGGGGCTGATAGTCCAGCAAGTGGTGGACCAATCATACAAGATGCCCGAGCTACACCAATTTGTGGAGTAGCTCCAATGTATACGGGACCATTTAAAACTGCAGTTCCAGGAATTACCCTTGAAGTTGCTGTAAGAAATGAGGTATCTACTTGACCTACAACTAATTTATCTCCAACATGAGAAATTGAAGTAATATGAGCCATAGTATCAACCTATACCCAAACAATCCTTGAAGAATTTTTTTAATGATTGCAATCCACTAAATGCTTGTCCTAAAAAGCTTCCTTGAACTAAATCTACACTACTACCATCGCTGTTTTGAATCTGTGCCGAACCAGATTTAGTTCCAGCCATAGTTTCTAGATTTCCAGACCCAGCAACAGTAATATTAGTACCATTTTCTCGTATGGAGGGTGCTCTAATTTCTATAATTTTTCCAGAATTTAGAGTTATTTCTCCACTACCATCTTCTGCTACTATTCTAATATTTTTTGCTTTAAGAATAATATCACCATTCTGTGCTTCTAGATGAATGTTACCATTTTTAGCTAATATTATTTTTCCTGGTTGATCTTCTTTACAAGTATTTCCAACGTATTCATAAGAAGTATTAGGAGTAACTTCAACTTTAACTCCGTCACTTTGCATCATCATAGCATTACCATTATCTGTGGTAACACCATATTCTACTTGATAGTTACCATAATTTACATTGCTATAGATTTTAGCAGCAGCTAAAGTTTCTAAATCATATCCTCGTTGATTTGTCATACGCAATCTACTACTTTAATTACTCCTAATTCATTAATAGCAATACCAGAAGAAATATTTCCTTTTGGTAAGTATTTTATAACTGGGTACAATACTGCTCCTTCTCCATTATTACTATCTATAAAGGTTGTTGGTAATGTAGTGAATTCTGTAGGACAGAACACAGAACTTACACCAACAATTGAACCATTATTTGATACTATTGGTGTTATTATACATTCCCCAACTTCTATTCTATCACCAGTGCTATATCCAATTCCGGGATTAGGAATAACAATTCCAGTTAGAATGCCAGAATTAATTGTACCAATTCCACTTGGTAATGATGGGAAGAATGTAGAAATTCCAAGTGTTATTGGTAAAGTCCCTATTCCAATTGGTACTACAGTTCCTGGAGGAGATTGATTTGGATTTGTTGAGGGGATTTGAAGTATTGGTGACAACCTGTCATTAACTAAAACTACAGTCCTAGCAACAATATCTTGATTGGAATTTAATAAATCAAAAGTTAATTGCTCTACCTGCTCTCCAATACTATCTTGTCTAATTTTTACTTGAACTGATGCAGTAGAGTTAAATATCGTTACTGTTCCTGAAACAGGACCATCAATATCTTCTGGGGTAATTTCTCCACCTAAAGTATATCCTAAAGTTGTTCCATCAGTAACATTCTCTGTTAGTATCGTGAAGTTACACACTTCCCCCTCATAGAAAGAATACTTATCTGCTGTTACAAGATAATATGGATTTATTACTAACCCATCAAGATTAGTTTCACAATATCCACTACCAGTAGAAGTTACATAAATTTGAGTAACTTTTCCTCCAGAAATTACCGAACTTGCTTTAGCACCAGAGCCAGTATTAGTGTTATCAATAATTGAAACTGATGGTGGAACACTATATCCAAATCCCTGATTTACAACTTCTATAGAAAGAATTGAACCATTCTCCCCAATAACAGCAACTGCTTGTGCTCCAATTCCATCACCATAGATAATGACTTCTGGTGGAATACAAGTAGCTCTTATATTGCCAGTATTTACAATATCACGTTGAGATTGTGGGTTGATGACTCTATCTGCACAATTTGGGAAAATTGCTGCACTTGAACCTCCACCATAAATTGATAGAAAATTTACTGAGGTCTCTAAACTATCATTAAATCCTCTAATCACATTCATCTTACCAACAACTCTATTCCAGTTATCCTTTTCAGCTTGACTTGGACCAACAGCTAAAGCCCATTCACTTGGAGTTTTACATTTTAAATTATCACAACCAATGAGATTAAAAATTTGTGTTGCTATAGAAGTTGCTTTTGATAAAATACTTTTTACTTGTGAAACCCCATTTAATAGCCAATCCAATCCTGAAAGTATTGGCGCTAAAAGATCATCAATAATATCTAAAAGTTTATTTAAGATAGTGGCAGTGAACTCTTCTACTGCACATACTGGAGCGTTAATAGCTCTACCAACTAATCCTTGAAGCATATCTAAGAGAAAGTCAAGTAATTGGTCTAGTATTCTTTCAAATAGACAGAAAATAATATTTAAAATATTTTTAGTCGCTTCACCAACTATTGGCTGTTGTGGAATAGGTACTACAAGACCCACAAATTTTGAAAACAAACAACCAACCATTTTCATAATAATGTTTCTCATATTGTTTATGAGAAACTTTAATGTTCCTGTTATTATTCTAGCAGTCCTTTTTATTTCTTGGGCAATATCAACAACAGTATTGAGAATTGGGTCAATATAAGTTCCCAAGTAACTTTCAAGACCGCTAACAACTGCTATAAAATTTTGAATTGCTCTTGTAATTTTACCAATTACATTATCATCACAACCATTTTCACTTACAATTTTTTCCTTTTCAGCTTGTGCATATGCTTTAGCTAATGCTGAATCTACAGGAAAAAACTTATCAGAATTCTTTGAGAATGTAGTATCTATCCCAACTGAAGTGGGGTCTTGCATCAATCCCCCAATAATATTTCCACCAGAATTTGATGGTTCCCCTTGAGAAGTATTTGTTTTGGCTACTTGTTTCGTTGGACCTTTAACTACTCTTGAACCTTTTGTATGGCCTGTGAATGGTTTAAATGCTATTTCATCAACATCAAAACTTGGAACGTTAGCATTTCTATAAATTGAACCAATTACTACCGGCTGTTGAGCGTCATCACCATCTAGAAAAAATCCAAAAACTGTTTCGCCACCAATTAGTTTATGAGTTTTACCTAATCCTCCTTGTGCGTTCCCATCACTTGGAGATACTAATACATGAGCCCAAGGTAAATCTTTATCTGGAAGTTCTGTTCTATCATAAGTATGATATCCAATTATCCTCACTTTACATCTATAAGCCCAAGCTTGTGAGTGTTTGGTAAAATCTATACCAACCTTATCATCTTTATCCCACACCTCAGGTGGAGCAACTTGACCCAACCACCAGATAAATCCATCTTTACCAAGATAATTAGATTTTAAAAGACTTTCCTCAATCATTTTAATTAAATATCATATTTACGACATTCTGGAGCATCTGGATTTAAATCACAATATAGTTCTAATGATGATGGAATTTGAGTTATATCTGGATGATTTTTTATATATCTATCCAATTCTTCCATATAACTTTCTAAATATCTCCTTCTTTGTTTTGTTATATTATCCCCATCTAATTCATTAATAATATTTTGAAATAAAGTTTTAATTTCCATATTAAACAATATTGGAAGAGCTGTATAGTCCATAACTATCTCGTATTAATTTCAAACTTGTTACCATTGTTGCTGGTTCCATATGATGTCTTAACTCTTTTATGAGATAGTTTCCACTTTGTTGGTCGTCAGCTTCAAGATTATTTCCACTGCGTATTGCTGGAAATTCTGCATAAATTACATCACCAACTTTTAAATTTATGTTACAAGGGACTACCATATTTAGGGATTGAGTGAATAATAAATTGTATCTAGAAGTAGATTTAGCCATATCAGTTTCATCTCTCATAGGAGTTTTATCTGTAATACTAGCTGGACCATCTTTATTATCCATGACCCCAATGTCCGAAGTTCTAACCATAATTCTAGAAAAGCTTTCTCCAAGTTCTTCAGAAATAGCTACATTTGCATCAGCACCTAAGGTTGAAGCATCTTTTATTTCATCTTTCAGAACATATTTAATAATAGATAATCTATTTTCATATAAATTATAAAAATATGTCGCATTGGCGTACATACCAACTCTTAAGTTTTTCAACAAATCTGTGTTTTTCTCAAAATTATAATTAAGTATTGTATACTCATTAATTGGTGAACTTCCTTGTATGACTTGAGAATAATAATATTTTGGAATATTTTTTAAATTAGATGTTCCAGATTGGGTATTTTTAACTAATTTTTCAACACTTTTAAAATTAAATCCTTCACTATTTTGATAAAATAAAAATCCAGCTACTCCTTTTGCTTGAGCAGTTAAATCTGCTCCACTTGTATTGGTAGCAGAATTACTTTCTGGAATTGATTTTGGTCCAAGCCAGGTTAAAATATGAAAAGGCTTTTTTTGGTTACTTATAAATGAATAGCTATTAGCAGTTTTTTCTATATTACTATCTTTGAAGTTATCCGTTTGTAATATATCCTTTAAAATTTTTTTAACAGATTGATCTATAGTTCCATCGTATCTTTTTTTACAACGTATAGTCTCATTTGTAATTCCTTCTCTAGAAATTAAATTAAGAGTAAATGTTTCGGCAGTACTAGTTTGAGTTATTCCAGAAACTTTATATACATATAAAGTTTTATTTCCTTGGAATTCAAAATCTCCAAATGCTGTAGTAATTGATAATGCTACTGCTTCTCCACCCCTTATTGGTAATACATTTAATATAGATGTACTACAGAGGACTTGAACTGTAAGCATTATTGATGGAGATAATAAATCTTCATAATAATCAAGAAATAATAATGATGAAGATCCCATTAAGTCAATAGTTTTACTACCATCTAAAGATGTAATAGTAAATAATCTAGGGTTTAGTGAACTTACTGCTGCAGACATTTATGTTGAGGATAAGCTTGTTAATAAAATACTCTTCATCAAACTATTTAATACCAAAGAACCTGTTTCTGGAGATATAACAATAGATTGTCCTCCACCCCCACCCCCTACGGGTATCATCATAGGTCTTTGTGAACCTCCACCACCAGGAGATAAATTAGAAATAATTGTTTGCTTTTCCATAATATACGATTGTCCTTGAGAATATGAAGGATATATTTCAATTTGCCTTTCTTGTTTAGGTGGAGATAACATTACATTTTTAGGTAATGGTTGAGTAATTGGTTTTTGTTGTGATTGAGTTGATGCGATTTGAGGAGTTGTTGAAGTTTGTGGTTTAGTTTGAGATTGTTGTGGTAAATATAAATTTATTCCAGAAGATTGTTGTGTTATATCAGTATTTGATGAATTTTTTAAGCTATTCTCCTTGGCTTTATCTACAGATAACGGAGCAGGAAGTCTTTTAGCACTTCCCCCAGGACCCACACCAGCATTAAGTGGATTAATAGGAGTTCCACCTTTATGAACTTCAAAATGTAGATGTGTAGATTGACCTGCTGGAAATAGTTTGGCAATTTGTTGCCCTCCATAAACAATATCACCTTGCTTTACTAGTGGAGTTATATGGAAATATTTTGTCTTCATTCCATTTCCGTGGTCTATCATTACTCCACTATTATAACTTCCATTAGGAGACGCCCAGATAACTCTTCCACTTTTATATGCAACAACCGGAGCATCCAAAGCACCTTTATGATGAGTCATATCTAGCCCAGCGTGTTGTCTAGCTCCACCATCCCTTGGAGCACCAAATGCTTGACCTGGACTTATAGTTCCTCTAGTTCCAACATCACCTCCTGGTAATGGAAAAAATGTATCTCCATCTACTGGCCCATCATAAGTCTCATTACTAGGAACATCTGGAAAATCTGGATATTCAGTAGGTTCATTATATGGATTATCAACATTATTTCCCATAAGACTACCAATATTCATAGAGAAGTCTTCAAATTTAATTACGGCTTCATTAAATTTCATCAATACTTCACTAAAAGATTGAGTAGATACATCAGGTTTCTTTGAAGCTGCTTTTTGTTTTTCTTCTTGAGTTTTTAATTGTTGTTCTTGCTTTTGTTTAGTATCTCCAGTTATTGCTTCATAAGCTCTATCTGCTCCATAACCACCAAGAAATCCCCCAGCGGCACCACCAACCATACCTATAACAAATCCAACTCCCGGAACTGGTATTAATGCTTGACCTAATGCACCAGCTAATAATGAACCAGCAAGTGCTCCACCAAAAGACCCTACTGCACCAGAAGCTGCTTTACCTACACTTTCCCCTTCAGCAAGTCCAGTAGCAAAATCTAATCCTGCAAAAACTGCATTGGCAATTCCTAATGCCCTTATTCCACCTAAACGTAATTTTCCACCACGAACTGTAGGATTTGGTTGAGGTCTAGACTTATTTGGACTTTTACCAACTTTCTCACCTTTTCCAGGAAACATTCCAGAAATAAATCCACCTAAATCTAATGCTCCACCTAATAAATTTTGTAATAGATTCCCAGCAGAGCCAAAACTACTTACAATATTAATATTAGCTAAATTTTTTATTTTTCTTTTATCTGGAAGTTGCTGCCTCTCAAGTTTTAATATTTCTATTTCTAAAAATCTAGAAAAATCTTGAAATTCTCTTTGAGCTTTCGGTAAAGCTCTTTGATTTCGATTACCTATAGTAACAATATTATTTGCAGCAATAGAAAGAGGAGATTGAGTAATAGCCATTATCCGTCAACAATATTATACACTATTCTAGAGTACATAGTTAAAAAGTTATCAGGATTTGTTGTTGGTAAGAATGGAACTTCTGGAGGATTTGCATTATTGGATGGAGGAGTAACTAAATTATTACCACCAGAAGATTGCTGTTGCCCTCCACCACCAGCATCAATAATTGTTGGTGGTAGTGAAATTGTTTGTGGAACTTGTTGAGCTGGTTGTGATATAGTTTGTGCTCTAGCCTGAGCTGATTGAGATGCTATTGGTGCTGCAGTAACTTGAGTTGTCTGTGATTTTTGAGGTGTTATAGTTCCAAGAGTTTTTGATTTCCCTAACACCTGTTCTGCAGCTACCACTCTTTCCCTAAGTTCTCTTGGACCTTGATCTGCTGGACCTTCATATCTACCAAGAATTATCTTAGTAGCAGCTTCAATATTTCCAGAAGCTTTCAAATCTCTTAGTACGTCTGCATAATTTGTACTTAATTCTTTAACTAAAAATCCATAGTTGATTTCATCCGTTAATGGCTGTTTAGTTGGATCTATACCCTTAGATTTTGCATATTCAAACAATCTCTTTTGCCTACCTGGGCTCGTCCATTGCGCCCAACCATAACCACTTCCTGTTCTCATAGCCTCAGTCAATAATCCACTACCACCACCTTGAAGTTGAGCTGGATTTAATTGAGAACTTTCATTAAGTAAATTTCCAACAATAGCAGAAGCCTGATAATCTTTTAGCCCCAAATCTTTTTGCAATCTTTGGGTTATTTCAGCACCCTTTTCAGTTACTCCTTGAGAAAAGGATCCCATAGTTGCTGTGGCTTCCTTACCTGGAGGCGTAGTTGGTGAAACCCCACCTCCACCTCCTCCCCCACCAGCTCCAGCAGAGCTTTTTGCTCCACTAAGAAGTCCGTTTACTGCTGCAACAAATCTATCTACAATTGCAGAAAAACTTTCCACAATACCTTTTGGAATATACTGTTCCCCAGGAGCTGGACTTACTCCACTAGATAATAAACTTTCTTGATATTCTTTAGCTCTACCCATACCAGATGTTGCTGCGACGGCCCCACCAGCAGCTAATAAACCAGCTCCAACAATACCACCAGCTCTAGCTATATTTCTAACCTTTGGACCACCAGCTTGTCTTAACCTTCCACCAGGAACATCAATATCTAAATTTAACCCTCCAGATGATGGTGATGCTGTAGGTAGATTAGATAATTGATTTACAATTTTTATTATAGTTTGTCTTAAAACTGCAGCAACTTCAAAACTTTCCTCAAATATTTTGCGGAGTGCTTTTAAATTCTTGTCTACAGTGCTAATATTTTTTCTATCTCCAAAGAAATTAACAAATCCTATTGCATTTCTATAAAGGTCTAAGAATTTACTTAATACTGTATTTGGTCTTGTATCATCAAAACTTTTTACTTTATCTTGATAATCTTTTGAAAAATTTCTCAAAGTATTATCTAAAACAGACTTAACTTGATTTTGTATATTTTCTATAACTCTACTAAGATCTGATACTGAAGTTTGATTTTGAACTTGAAATTCGAGTGGATTTGTTATCTTACTCTGAATTTCCGTAGTTACATTTTTAGTATCTTTTTGTAAATAATTTATGTTTGATTGTAATTCTCCAAGTCTTGAATATAAATCACTTCTTAATTTATTTAATTCTAAATCAGTTTCATTCTTCAAGAAATTTGTAGTATTTTTAATAGAATTATCAACTTGATTTAAAATATTTGTAGAAATATTTGAAATAAGATTATTAATATTTGGAGTTATTGGAGCAACTCCTGGGCGATTAAATCCAACAATTTTATTTGCCGCGTTAGTTACAACAGAAGAAGCACCTAAATTACCACCAGTCATAAAACTACCAAAGCTATCAAAAGTAGCCTTAGAATTTCTAGTTATAGCTTGTGGATTAAGAGTACTACTAACCATTTAACTGTTGGTTTTTGAGATTTTCTTCTTCAATATGTTGTTCCAATAAACCAAGATAAATTTCTCGCTCCCAAGGAACAAAATTTTCAATCTCACTAATAGGCCATTTATGGAATTGTTGAACGGCAAAATTAATCCTAAAATAACTTTCAAGATTAATATAACTCATACTCAAGTAAAAAAACTTGTTAGCCCTTCAAGTGTAACTTCATTTTCTTTTTTTGTTTTTGGATTAACTACTTTAAAAGTGTAAGATAATACAGGCATAGTTTGGAAAAAGTTTTCAATCATTTTAAACTGCTTCGTATCCATACTTTCAATAAAATCAAATAGTTCCTTTTTAGTGCAGTCTTTCGCAGCCCAACTATCTTCTTTTGTAAAGATTACATCCATACAAGAAGCAATAATTTCAAAAGACTTATCTAAATTAGAAAGTGAATTAGTATCACCAAAATCAAAGTTAGTCTTAATAAACTCATCAAGTGATGGGTATTTCATTCTCAATACTAAATCATTTCCAAGACTTATATCTGGACTATGATTATCATCTTTTTTAACCTTTATATTATCAATAAAAATTGTTACTGGGACTTGTGTTTCACCATCATCATTACAGGTAACAATTAATTCAATACTTTCTCCTACAGATTTACCCCTAACATTCAAGAAAATATATTCAATATCAAATGTTGGTAGTTCTTCTACTTTAATTCCACGAGTTAAAATACAATTTTTTAGAATTTGTTTAATAGCATTTGTAATCTGAGTATTATCTTTACTTTCCAAAGCAAGTAATAGAACTTTCTCTTCTTTAACTAGAAATGGTCTGTATTTTATTTTTTTACCATTTGAAGGTAATTCCAACTCAAATTCAGGTTGTATGATTTTGGGAAGCACTTTAATAATCTAATACACTAAAGCTATTTATAGGCTTATTAACTCCTTAATATAGTACTCCTTGGCGTTGCGGTTTGATTTCTTTCCATCACATATCTAGAATATGAAAAACTAACCCTAGTTTTTGTTATAACACTACCTTCATAAGTTACCGGAATTGATGTGAGATTTGTGGGGAAAGCATCAATCATACGATAGGTTATCGTAGTTTGATTTCTATAACTATCTGCTTTAGGTTGTGCTGGATTTTCGTGAAAGTCTCTTTCAAATTTTGTTATTGATATAATTCTTTTATAATCATCAGGATATCTCATTCTAAAAAAGTCTGGTCTATTTTTAGCATCTCCATAACCATTGCCTGTTACTGTAGGCTCTTGTAAACCTAAACTAGTGTAAATTGGATTTATAAAATTCATCCATTCTTCAAAAAGTCTTATCATCGTATATTGAGCGTCAACATAAAAAGTCATATCAAATGCTGGATAAATTCTATTAGCAGCAAATGGTTCAGATATTCCTTGACGACTTCCTTGTTCTTCAAATGTATTAAAACTAGCTCCGGGAAGACTAGCTTCAGCACATAAAAAATCATATGTTGCAGCTTCTAGTGAAGTTTGTAATAGTCCATCTTTTCTTAACCAAGTTTCTAATTTACTATTTCCACCTGCAGACAAATGTAGAGAGACTTTAAATTGACTTGTTACTGATAATGACCCAAGCATATCCAATGCATTGGGTAATAAATTACCATCTCTCCTTGTAGTTGCAGATATTGGAGTATAAAATAATCCAATATCTGGTTTCCCTGGCGAATTCCCCTGCTCGGTAGCCATCTATAAATACATATAAGCTTTTATTTATTTATTTGTAAATGTCTGGTCCATATCAACAGGGAAAGTTTAGACCAAAAAATCCAAATAAGTATAATGGAGACCCATCAAATATAGTGTTTAGGAGTTCATATGAACTTAAAATGTTTCAGTATTGTGATTTAAAAGAAAATGTAATTTCTTGGGAAAGTGAAGAGAAGTGCATTCCATATCTAGATCCAATTACTGGAAGATATAAAAGATATTTTCCTGATGTTCTTATTAAGTATAAAGATGGTGAAGGAAATATCAGGAAAGCATTGATAGAAATTAAACCAAAAAAAGATTTAATTGAACCAGAAAAAAATCCAAAAAGAAAAACAAAAGCTTGGGTTTATAGAGTTCAAACTTGGGCAAAAAATCAAGCCAAATGGAGTGCCGCTAGAGAATGGTGTAAAGATAGAAATATAGAATTCCGTATATTTTGTGAAACAGAATTGGGAATAAAATGACTATTTCACAAGACATTAGAAAAAGAGCTGGTAGAACTGGGTACAAATCCAGTGATTGGTATACAAATGCGTTAATGAATGAATTAGCATCATATCAAAAGAAAGATATTAATGAATTAGATACTCGTTTTATTATCCCTGGAGATTTTGTATTTTTTCTATACTCTGCAAAATATCCACAAAAATATAAGTTTTGGGACCAACATCCTTTGGTATATGTGATAGAGGTTAGACCAAGAGATGGATTATTTTTAGGTTCCAACGTTCATTATTTAAATCCAGCTTATCGTGGAGCAGTTGCTAAATCTTATCTAAATAAACTAGGGGTTGTAAATGCTCCTAGAAAAACATTGAAAAATTATCTTTTTGGAAATGTAGTAACTGACTTTTATAAAGTTCCAAAAGATGATTGGGAAGGAGTATCCTTATTACCAACTGAAAAATTTGTAGATAAAAGAGGACAATCTTTTCCAAAGTATAGAGTATGGGATTATCCAGATTCACTTTCATCTCCATAGATGGCTTACATATCAATTAATGATAATTTCTATAGATGCAATACCTGCGGACCACTAGGTCTACAGTTGGCACTACAATACAATCCATCTACTGGAGATTATAGATTAATTGAAAAAAATATTACTGGATATGGACCTGCAATATTTTATCAAAATGGTATATACTATAGTGATTCTATAAGAGATTCAAATTTATTTACAAGTCAAGACCCAAATAGACTAACATCGGCAGGAAAAACTTTAAGTAATAATATAAGAAATTCAGTATTTAATACTTATTCTAGATTAGGTGGATTAAATAAAGGAAATAGAATTAACGATACTGTAAAACCTGAAAATCAAACAGCTTCTCCAGCAGTAACTAATGCAACTCCAGGAACAAATCCAGGTCTTGCTGGAGCTATTCCAGGACTATCTAATCCGCCAGGTCAAGGAAATATACTTGACCCAGGATTACCACAGTTAAAAAATCCAATAGTATCTACCCCAAATCCAGCATTTGCTAAAACATTAAAATATCCAGAAAATTTAAATATAGATTTACAAGATACTTTACATATCACACAATTTAAATATGAGCCTCCAAATAAAGATGTGTTTTCTGGGGATGTTACAAAAATTTTGAGAGAAGGAATCTCTAGAGGAGCTGTAGCAACTAAAAAGAACCTATTGGGTCAAGTAATACTTCCAATACCAAATAATATCCAAGATAGTAATAATGTATCCTGGGGTGAAGACAATATGAATGCTTTTACTACTGCAGCTACTGCTCAAATAATACAAAAACCTGTAGAAGCTTTAGGTGGTTTAGCTGCTGGAAAGGGAGCATCTGCATTATTAGACGCATTAGGTAAATCTGGTCTAGCATCTTTAGCTGGAAGTGCTCCTCCTGCAGTATTGAGAATGCTTTTATTATCTCAAGGAATGGATAATCCTGCAACAAAAGCTGCATTGTTTTCATATATTTTAAGTAAATATCAGTTTGAAGTATCTCCAGAAACAATATTATCCAGGGGATTAGGAGTAGTTCCAAATTCAAATTTACAATTACTATTCAATAATGTAAAATTGAGAAACTTTACATTTTCTTACATGATGAGTCCAAGGAGTGAAGCTGAAGCAAAAGATGTAAATATGATATTAAGATTTTTTAAGCAAGGGATGGCTGCTAAAAAACAAACAAAAACTGCAGGAGGTCCATCATTAGTATTAGGAACTCCAAATGTATTTAAGTTAGAATATAAAACAGGTAATACTCCAATCAAAGGATTAAATAAATTTAAAATCTGCGCTCTTGCTGGATTTGGAGTTAATTATGCCCCATCAGGTCAATGGGCGGCATATGAAGGAGGTCAGCCAACATCTGTAGTAATGACTATGAGCTTTAATGAACTTGAACCTGTTTATGAAACTGATTATACTGATGATATCAGTTCAGGATTTGAATATGATTTACCAAAAGTTGGCTCAGAAGACATAGGATACTAATATGGCTTATTTCAACGAGTTACCAAATTTACAGGTAGTTTCTAGATTTCCAAATCAATCTAGTAATCAAGATTATACTACAATTAAAAATCTGTGGAAAAGAGCTAAATTAAGAGAAGATATTGCAAATGCAATCACTGCTTTTAATTATTATCAAATTGAAGGTGATGAAAGACCAGATCAAATAGCTCAAAAAATTTATGGAGATCCGGAGTTAGATTGGGTAATTTTAATTACAAATAATATTACAAATGTAAATGAAGAATGGCCGTTAGAGGATGAAACTTTTTATAAGTACCTCATTGATAAGTATGGTAGTGAAGAAGCTTTACAAGAAGTTCATCACACAGAAACTATTAATGTTAGAGATGAATTTAATAGATTAGTTATTCCCGAAGGACTACAAGTAGACTCAAGTTCTAATATCCCAAGTAGTTTTAATACAACTACCACGGAAGACAATTATAAGTTAGATGCATTTCCTTCCGCAGATGGACTTACTTCGGTAAAAGTAAATCTAATACAAGCACTTAAAGTAAATCAAATAGTAGAAGGAGATGTTTTCTATCTTATTCCAGATATAAAAATAGAGACATCCACACTAAAAGTATATAAGCGAGATAGTGATATAATGAATGTTACAATAAACAATAATTTAATTGATAATTGGCCTTCTAGTTGGGGAGGTAATCTTCAAGTGTATGCTAGAGATGGTATAAAAAATATAATAATAGATGATATTCTTTCAAGCACAGTCTCAATAAATATACCAGATAGACTTTATGAAGTTATTGGTGAGTTAGTTGGTAATAATATTGTTCCAGTATTTAAATTTAGATACATCGCACAAGGATAAAAATGGCCAATCCATTCCCAGAAATGACTGTTGATTTTGAAACTAGAGCTTATGAAGTAAAAACAACAGATATACAAAATCAAAATATAAAAGTTTTTAGTGGTTCAAAAGATGTAACTAATTATGAATATGAATTGCAAAAAAATAATGATAAAAGGCAAATTTTAGTATTAAAACCTGAATATCTTGGCGCTTTTATCGTTGATATGAGAAATATTATGAAATATGATAAATCTTCACAAACAATTGATGATAAAACTAAGCGGGTATATAATCCAAAACTTAAAGGAGTATAAAAGAAAGGGAGGTATTTAGCCTCCCTTTTTTATCACATTTGAGATAGCTTTGCGAAATAATCTAAAGCATCATCTTCGTCCGTTGTATCGTCATCATCTTCAATAATAGAAGATTTTTTAGATGATTTTGATGATACCATTTCTTGATAATCATCATCAATTTCTTCTTGTAGTTCTGGATCTACTTTTTTCCTTTCTGTATGAACATTACCAAGAACTTTATCTAGACGAGCTTGAAGTTCATCATAAGATTTGAACTTTTCGGGATCAACAAATTCATTTAGATTATGAAGTTTATCATAAACTTCTTTCAGGTCATCATCATCTCCACCCAATAGAGCAGATGGATTTGCAAACTCTGAGCTATCATAGTTCCAATAACCATCTTTCTTGAGAACCTTTAGTTTGAAATCAGCACCTTCCCAAAAGTCAAATGGATTGATAGGAGTATCATCTTGGAATTTTGGTTTTAGAGCAGCTTCAATCTTTTCAAAAATCTTCTTACCAAATTTAAAGATGCGAACAGTTCCCTCGTTTTCAGGACTATCTGGATCTTTGATTACATAGACATTAGCGTAATATGAAAGCTTACGTTTACGATCCCTTACAACATTTTGCTTTTGTTTATCTCCAGTTGCCCAATCTTTGCTATTGTTGTCGCAACATTTATATTCATATAAGTTCGCTAAGCTTATATCGGGTCTTACCCTGCTTATAATTTCTTATAAGATTAGACTATATCACACACCTAATAAATTTTAGGTGTCTCCGCATTTCGGGATGCTTATCCCTACTCCCGGTCAAGGGATAGTCGTTGAACCTTCCTCAAGTATACTTGAGGCTTGGCTGCTGATTGCCTTGTGTAATATGTTTAAATACTTTTGTTTATCTTTGAGAGTTCTATCTTTATTAATATCTTTGGAATGAATAACAAGAAAAATATGATTATATCCAGAAAGTATAGTATATTTATTTTTGATAATATTTTCTTGATATCTAATGTTAAAAGTATATTCACTTTTAACCTCAATAATCAAATTATCAATCATTATATCTGGATAATATTTTCTATTATTTGGTAAAGTTATTCTTGGAACATCTTTACCAATTTTAATTGAAGATATATCTACAATTTCAGCTAAAAGATTTAAAGCTATGTCTTCATAACCTTGAACTTTAAATTCTCTCCCAGATATAATAATGCTTTTGTTAGCATTTTTATATGGAGCATCAATATAAGAACCATTTTTTATTCTTGTTGCAACTGATTTAGAAACTAAATCTTTTACATCTTGTTGGGTTCTACGTTCCCATTGTCTTTTAGCTTTTTGAGAAAAATAATCATCTCCATAATTTCTTTTAAGAGATGATACTCTTTTTCTAGCTATATCCAAAATTTCTTTATCACTTTTAGAAGCCATAGTAGCATTACGCTTTTCCAAAGATTTTAGTAATTTATCTCTATCATTTACAAATCGTTCTTTAACTGCTTTTTTATGATTCTCATTTTTAACAGAACAATTACTACAACAATATTGTTTATAGCCAAGTCTTAAACTGTTAAATCTAGTTGGAGATTTACAAGTTTTACATTTTCCTGCTTCTCCAAGATATTTCAAATAATAATCTTCGGCAGTTATTGGAACTATTCGTAGATAATTTAATAAACCTCTTAAAGTTGGATAATATGTGTTGTTTATAGCACAATAATATCCATTTTCATCTTGTAAATGTATCTTTTCCATACTCGTGTATTCACTTCACAAGTATTTATAAAGTTTTAATTTATATTACCTTTAGGGTTTCCAGCAATTAACGGAGTTTTCACTATAAATTACTTTATAGTGCCGCTTACAATCAAACGGGACACTTACGTCCAACAGTAGTGGGACAATTTTCAATGAACCACTGACCTCCTGGACCTTGGAATGCGTGACTAAATGCTTGGACATATTCATCTTCCCAATCAGCACCGGCAGGTAGAAAGCGAATAACTGCATATCCAGTTTCGGTTTTCTTATTTAGTGTGGGTTTCCAGAAGCGTTCATCATCTCCTTCCCTAATCCCACCATTAAGTTTTTCAACTTGTTTAATGAGTTTTTCAGTAAGAGAACCCATTTTTGATTTCTTTTTAAGATTTTCAAAGCTCATTTGTGTATCCTCGTATAAATCGTGTGTTGGCCTTTATGGATTAGCTTAATTTTGGTGGATTTCCTAGCCACTTGGATATTCTATCACATATCCAACATTTTAGCAAGTCCTTCAATGGTCTTCTCTAAAGTGTTAAAGAAGTCTTCAGTATTTGCATCTTTTACAACACCAAACATCCTGGCATTGTTCATTATCTGTTCCCTTACATCTTTAGCTTCAGGATCATCACTTAAAGTCATTCTAAAAAATAATATTTTTTGCTTCTCAAGAAAGTCTTTCATTAATTGGAGATGTTCTTTCTTTTGTTCTTTAGTCATATATGGAAGATACATAACTTGCTGAATAAGTTCTTGCTGCATATCAGCAAGCTCTTCCATATTTTCTCTTACAATTCTTGAGCTAAAAAACTCACCCACAAACTGTCTCCTTCATTATTTGAATATATTTTTCAATATTTATTTGTAAAAATGGAGAATATTTTTTTATTCTCAAACTTAAATTTTCCCATACTGGGTCAATTAGAACTTTATCATATTGTTTAGTAAAATTAAAAATTTTATTTAAGATTACTAAAGTTTCTAATGAAATATGTTTTTGTAAATACTTTTTAATTAATTGAGAATGCTGACTATTTTTACACTCCATAAACTCATTTAAGTCTTGGTGAGAAATGAATACTTCTAGTTCAGTTTTAAAATTATAGAATAAACTTTGATTGTATTTTCTCCATTTAGTATAAACTTCCTCCCCATCTTTCATTAAATCTGGAATATAAACTCCTTTTGGGTTTTCTGTGTAAACAAAGTTTGAAATAAAAAATTCTTTTATTTCTTGTTCTGTTTTCTTTCTAGAAAGCCTCTCGAAAAAGTATCGGTCTTTGCGTCTATTGTAAGTTTCTATTGAAGCTCTAGTTTTCCAATTATATTTAAAAACATCATAACTGGGTTTAGTAAAATGTGATTTAATAACTAAAAACAAATGATAAGTTTCATAAGGACTCATATTAAAGACTTAGTTTTTGATTTTGATGTTCGCTTTAAAAAATTTAAATTCTCTGCATTAATTTTTAACCTTTCCTTTAAAGGTTTTGATAGAAGTTTAGGAACTGTTTCAAGTTCAATTTCATTTTCTTCACAATAAGAAACTATAGCTTCAATATAATTACAAGAATTATTTTTTACATAATTTTCAATTTCTAAAGAAAACTTTTCTGCTGATAGAAATTTTTTCTCAATAATATTTTCAACAATTGTTTGATTAACCATTTTCTCTAACGTAATGTTTAATGTATTTTATTAGTAATTTAATATAAGTTTCGATGTCTGTTTTTTCATAAACAGCAAGTTCTCCATTTTCGCAACTCATTATGATAACAAACTTTTTAACTTCCATACCAGTAAGTTCTTTAAGCATAAAAGCATAAGCACAACACTGGACAAAATAATGCTCCAACCATCCTTCCGGTTTTGGTTTTTTAGAAGTTTTATAATCAATAATAGCTAATTGACCTTCATATTCAGCAACCAAATCACAAGTTCCAGCAATACCTAGATAATCACTATACATTCCAAGTTCAATACCATAAATCTTTCCAATTTTATCTAAAGCTGGTTTATTTACTTCAAATAATTTTTGAGAGATTTCTGGAACTGTTGGTAGTGAAAGATTTTGAAGATAACATTCATTTAATGTGTGTAAGTCTGTACCTCTAGTAGTAGCAGCTTTTGTAATTTTATCTGCTTCTTTATTACCAATACGCCTACGCCATTCAACAAATTTATCTTTATTAAAGTAACTTGTGATTGTTGTAATTGAGATGTACTTTTTTTCTCTATCTTTTGGATTAAAGTAGAGACGTTTTTCCCCAATATGTTCCCTTTCAAGTCTAGGAAGTTCTAGTGGTTCATAAGTAAATTTCACAGATTAAGTTCTCTCTTAGCTAGAATAAATTCCTTAACTAACCCCGATCTACATATATCATCAATTCCAAAATCCAATATTTCAAATGAAGGCATAATCTGTAGAATTCTCATAAAATCATGAATTCCATTTTTCTCATTTGTATTGATTAAATCCGTTTGTTCTGCATCTCCAGAAAAAATAATTCTACAGTTTTCACCCACACGAGTAATAATTGAATCTAATTCATGGAAATTCAAATTAGCAAATTCATCGACAATAATTACACAGTTATCAAAAGTTAAACCACGAAGAAAGGAAGTATTATAAAACTTAATTGTTTTTTGTGATTTTAGATTATCATACAGCATATCAAAATCAGCTTCACTTGGGAGCTGAAACATATACTTTACCATATTACGATATACAGTTTCATAATATCCCTGCTTTTCAGTCTCGTTTCCAGGCATAAAGCCAATAGATCTAGTTTGAACTAATGATCTTACAACATAAACTGTGTCTTTATCACTATATTCATTAAAAACTTCTTGAAGTGCCTTGTAAATACTAATAAATGTTTTTCCACTTCCAGGTACACCATGAGCTACTAAATGTTTATCATTATCATAAGCATCAAAAAATTTTTTCTGGGTTTCTGTAATTGGCTGAATATCTAACAGAAATTCTTTTCCAATAGGCTTTTTCTTTTTATTATTTTTTGTAGTTAGATTATCAAAATCAATTGCAGTTTCGTTATTTTTCCTACGAGGCATAATTTTTTTATAGTGGTTTTACATTACTTCCAGGGACTGACCCAGTTTTTTTGAGGATTTCATTCCATCCGGGATGTTTTGAAGTTAGCTTATCTCTCCAATCTCCCACATCAAAAGCATTAACTTGTGTTGGAATGAGTGGTTTGAGATGTGGATTTTCTTTTAAGTATGGCTCTTTTTCCGCCATATACATCCACTTTTCAAATATTTCTCCAGTCTCTGTATTTTCAAATCTGTAAGTAGGCAAAATATCCCTCCATCACTTGTTGTATTTATTCTAATGTTATTGACGATGCATCATCACATTCAACGCAATCGATGCACCTATCAATACTAGGATTGCATTTAAGATATTCTTGAAGCTCCTCTTCTGTAAGAAGAATTTTGAATACATGACCAGTATTATGATCCTTTAAACACCAACTTTTCATATTTTTACGGGGATAGCTTTGCTCTATGTAGACGCTTATCACAATAATACTTCCAGACGTGTGGTGCCCATCGTTCTAGATGTGGTCCAATCTGTTCACATAGTGCTTGAATTTCCAATTGAGCATCCATCTTACCCCGCAAATCAATAAAATGTAAAACTGAACGAAGATTAAACGAAACTACAAAGTTCTGTCGAATTGCTTGGGCTAGATAATCACGAATGTGTTCTTCACACATTCCCTTTTCATATTTTACTGCATATCTTTTACAACCTTCATAAATGAAATCTAGCTCATCGTTATAATCTTCTAAAGTCCATTCATATTTTTTACCGTAACGATTGGTATAAAATCCTGGAGGGCGGACATAAAAAACATCATCTGGAGTTAATTCCCCATTAGCAACTTTAATTACCCTTTTTCCAGTATATCGTTGAGATTGAACATCAAATGTAATTCCAACCCTATGGGTCCTTGCTTGCATCGCAACATTGTGAACATATCCAGAAACTGAAAGTGTAATTGCTGGGTGTTCTAGGGGACCCCAATGACCTTTATCATTAGATAGCAATCTATCTACAATCCATTCTCCACATTTAGATGGTGTTGGAATTTCTTGTTCATGAATAGGAATTTCACTATAATCACATTTTGCTGCTTGATAAACAACTTGCTCTGGAATAGAATAACACTGGAGAACTTCTACTTGAAGATTATTATCAAATTCTAGTAGATTTTTTGCATTTACTGGTCTCATATCAATTACCAAATCCTTTACTAGTTAGTTTACGATATTCTTTAAATTGTTCTTCTAGATTAGAAAGCTCTTTTTTCATATAAACAAGTTCTTCTGTAGAATACAGATGTTCTTGATTTAATGCTTTACGAAGGAGTTTTAACATCTTCTTTTCTCTCATCATCATTCCTCAAATACTTCATCATAATCATCATAAACAAGATTGAGATGATTATTTTTAATCTTAACTTCGGATACTTCTTCTTTTAATGCTTGGAGAAGTAACTCCATATTTTGTATAATAAGTTTTACTTTTTCTTGGTTCATTAATTAATAAACTCTTTTATAATTATAACATAAAAAAAGAGAGAGGTCAATCCTCTCTCTTTAAAGTTAAAAGTTTTTCGAAGAAATCTATCAAATTAATTTTATAGCAAGACCAATATTTTACTCCACGATAAGTAAGTAAATAGCAGGCTGGCTTGCGGTCATCAAAATCTTCAGTATGATAGATTACTTTAATCACGCTACTTGAGGCTTTTTAGCCATATTTAGTTCTGCATTATGCAGTTTTAATGTCTTTTTATTTTTATTCTTAAGGTATTGAACGAATTTAATTTTCATTACTTAACCTCCTTTACAAATTTTACTCCACGATAAGTTTCATTATATTGTTGAGGTTGTTGTTGCATTTGTTGTTGAACACGAGTTTCTTTATCGTATTCAACACCTCTATAGACAATTTTAGTCATTAGGTTGCTCCTTTACTATAAGTAAATTTGCGTTGCTTCTCCTAATGGATACTTCCGCTGGTTTTACCAGTCAACGATGTAGGTACTATAGCACCTACACCTATCTAGGTCAAGAAGTGTATTAATTGATACAGTTTTTAGTATACTATTGATACAATATTATAAATCTTTATCTTTTCTTTTTATTTTCTTTAGGAACATAATCATAACTTTTTGGATTTACTGTTCCATCAGTCCATTGTATTCCTTTAACAATCCCAAAGTTATCGTAATAATAATCAAATAATTCCACTTTGGTACCTCTTGATATATCATAAACCAAAGTATCATTTTTTATATAAGATACAAGATAACTATCTCTAGGAAGTTTTTTATCTTTTGCCAATTCTGGATCACATTCTTGATGTAGTATAATCATTTTATCAGCGATTTTGTTCCCAAACAATATCAGTATATGCTTCACTAACTAACTCTTTAGTTATTTGATATTTTGTTTGTAGGTTTTTATCTTTTACTAGACACATAATTTCAGCATCTAGTGGATGTAGACCTTGAAGCATTTCAATGAACATACTCTCCCTACGAAGAGAAGTAAGGTTAGCGTTTCCAGGAATACCAGAACGTGATTTAACAAAGTTAATTAGTTTTTCATATTCTGTACGAAGTGAAGTATGTCCTGTCCTAATTTTTTCTGTGTAACCTACAGATGGATTATCATAGAATTCCATCTTTTCAACTTCTTTTTGAATATGGTCACTTACAGTTCCACTCTTTACTAAATCTTCTCCAACAGTAGAGTATGGAACCTCACCTTCAGGAAGCATTGAAATTACATTATCGTCAAAATTCCAAATAAAAATAGTTTTAAGAGATTGATGTTCGTATTTTTTTAGAATTTCAAGTTTTTTATCTTTGGTGGAAACTTTATTCACAAGTTGTAAAATTTCAAAAACAAAAGGATTGGGAGGAAGTTCAAGAGAAACTTCCTCTTTTACTACTTTAGGTTTTGCTGCTGATTTTCTTGCTACTGGTTTTCTTTTTGTAGTGGTTTTCTTTTCATCAGAAACATTAGATACAGTCATAATTATAAAAAATAAATTTTAGTTATTTAGAGTTAATCTTCATCATCATCCTCATCTTCATCATCTTCAAATAATGAGCTATATTCTTCTACAAAATCTTCATACATTCCAGGATGAATTGAGACTGCTACAACCTCATCAGGAATTAAGTCGCCATCTTCATTAAAAAATTCTGGGTGTAGTGGATTAATTTTAATTGGTCTAGTTGTATCAAGATAATTTTTTAAAACCCACCCACCCATTACACCAACAATCAAAAATAATACCGACAATAAACAAAATATAGTAAGTTCTGTGGCTAACATTTTTCCGCCTCCCGAGAGTTGTTTTTAGGTCTAATTACAAACTCTACCTTAAAACAAAATTCTCTACTTAAAAGGGAGAATATCTTATTCAGGTAGAACTTGTAGAATACAGGTTCATCTTGTTCCTTCTTATCCTCCCCTTTATAAAGTAAAACCTCAAGACCACGATTTCTTTCTTGGTCACTATTATTTATTTGACTCAAATCAACTTCTGCTCCTGTAAATACTTAATTGTATCTACACATCCTCCAATTTTTTTATCATTTATGATAACCTGTGGAAAAGTTGAACCTTCGCCAAATTCTGCAATAAATTCATCTCTAGTAAAATTTGTATCTAATTCATAGATAACAACTGGAAATCCTTTTGATGATGATAAATGCTCTAGAACTTTTTTAATTCTATCGCAATACGGACATAGTTTTTTGCTATAAACAATAAAATTCATAGGTTTAAATTAAATCATAGATGGAACTTTTCTTGGGCGATAAACTACCAATTCATTTTCGGCAATTTGATTTTGCCAATTGATAATAGCAGATAATCTTTCTGTTGTAAAGAAATCTTGAGTTAGATACCAATCAGACCATTTTTGATGTCCTTTGGAATTATTACAATCTTTACAAGCACAAACTAAATTTGTAATCCTGTCGGTTCCTCCTTTAGAGCGAGGAGTTATGTGATCTAAGGTTAAATTTTCTTCACTTCCACAATAAGCACATTGATAATTCCAATGTTCTTTAATTGATTGTCTCCATTTTCTTTTAGCTTCTGCACTTGTTGTTGCCTCTAAGTTGTAAAGTAATTCTTTTGAACTTTGATAGAGTAGCATTCGTTATATGCAAACCTAAAATATTTAGAGTTGCTTTTAGAGTAATTGCTATATATTGAAATTCTTCTTTGTAGCTAATATCTCGGTCCCTCTTAAGACATTCCATAGTATAATTGTATTAATTTAGATACTTCAGTAAAAGAAAAAAAAGCACATAATGCTAAAACATCCCAAAGTTTTAATTTAATAGCAAAGGGAATTGTTAATAAGCCACCAAAAAATTTAATTATAAGACCATTCTTAAAGTCTCCCCATAACATAATTTGATAACCAACAACTAAAAATGCATTACCAATATATCTTAAAACTCCCTCTTTATTCATCTAATTTTTCTTTACGATTTCCGTAATTAAATCCGACCCATATTATATACAAATCACATAAAACATTAAACCAATTGATGTTTTCCATTAAACTACAACAGGAATTGCTTGACGGTCTGGTAAAATGTTTTGAGCTTTAAGTTGCTTATCATCCTCAAGTCTTGTTGATGGAATATTTACAATTTGATCCATCAAAATTTTAACTTGTCGATATGTTCTAGTATTATCAAAAGAACACATCATTAATGCATCATCTATTGTCGCAACATCGCAAATTTTTTTACCTTCTTTATCAAAGATGGAATAATGTCCAGTATATTCAATTTTTTCTACTTTTTGTAATTGATTCATATTCAGTCCCAAGAAATTTGACGAACCCAAAGATCATTATTTACTGCTGTAATTCCATGACCAGGTGGTAAATTTGCCTGATTAATAACACCAATAGTGGGAGATGCTACTTTATATTGAACCTTATAAGTCTTCTTAGTGTCACTATCCCAAGTCATAAATCCCCTAGAATCAAACCAAGACTTAACAGTATAAGTGATATTTGAATCTAAAACTTTCGCTTGAATAATTCGCTTGTCAAGAAATCCTTGACTATTACGAACATCAGTAATTTTACAATTTGCTTTTTCAATCCAAGGGTGATTTTGTTTTCCTAGATACCAACACATTTCAGTATATGTAAAAGTTTCAGCAAATACTGAAAGTGGCGATAGTGTTAACGAAAGTGCAAGAATAATTTTTTTCATTTATTGGAAGTATCTTTTGTTATCTTATTATAGGATTGTTTAAAAATCAAGTATTTTGGAGTTCTATAAAGCCCAGGCCAAGTATCACGAATAATATCCCCAAGTTTATATGGTGTTTCTGTACTAATCACTTAAAAGTCCCTTGAGTAAATACCGTGCTTCAGAAAATCTATCCACATAATGGATGAGTTTCATTTCTTCGTTATTTAGAAACCCATTATCAACCATTTCACCTTCTATCCACGATTTTAATGAGCGCCACATTTTCCCGACACAAATTACAGGCTTACGATCCATATGTTTTGCTTGTACCAACTGGTAAATCATAGACATCTCTAGGAGTGTCCCTATACCGCCGGGACAAATGATAAATGCATCACAGTCCGCAAAAGTCTTAAGTCTTGAATAAAAGGTTTCGTGTTGTTCATATTCTTCCACATAAGGATTTACTCCATCTTCAAAAGGAAGGTAAATTGCCTGACCTATAGAACATACAGTATCATCATCTGGTTTTGCAGATAATGCACCTTTATTTGCAGCTTCCATTGCACCAGGTCCCGCACCAGTTACAACAATCCATCCATTTTCAACAATAAATCTACCAAGATGTTCTATTGCCTTATAGAGATTTGTATCTTCTTTAAGTCTTGCCGAACCAAATACTGCTACTTTTTTTCTCATAAAATTACTCAACTCCTGAATTACTTGAAAGTAGAGGATAGTGTCCTGTTAAGGATTTATATTTTTCACACAAAACACTTTCATACTTATAATAAGTTTTTGAATTGTATTCAAATTCTTCTCCCCAAACATTTATAATAGTTTTTGCTAGCGGAACATTATATACATACCATTCAACTTTTTTACCATTACGAATTGAAGCATATTGAACTTCAGTAACATTATAATTAGTTACAGAACAAGTTCCTTTGTTTCTTGCTTTTCTGGTTCCACAATTATAAGAAGAATGACGACCTTTCATTCCCACATAAGTTCCGCCAATCTTTGCGACTTTTCCATCAATCGCAATAATATAAATCAGTTCACAATATTCAACATATTTTTCTTCAAATCCAGGAACAACAATGTAATCAATTGGATTAACTTCTGGATTTTTATCAAACCTCTCTTTTGATTTTAATGTAGCATCAGCAATCTTGTAAAATCCATAAGGAATAAAAGTTTCTACTGAAAGTTCTTTACTAAAATCAATACGATATTCTTCTAGAACTTCTGGAAGATAATTCATTAATAACCAATAACATCAATACTACTATAACACAAATCCCCTATCAAATGACTTGATAGGGGACAGTTTAGTATCTGGTTAATCAGCAATACCAAGTTCTTGTTTTTTATCCATATATGCTTTTACAAGTAATGATTTCCCTCCAACATTTGGAGCACCCATATTAGAAACATAATCACTCCAATTAATTGCTTCTAATACTTCACGAACATATGGCTTATTTGATTTAAACAAATAATGAGTTGTGGTCTCAACTGGAACTTCATCCATATTACAAATATGAATATTTCCCCAATATTTCAAAGCAAATTCCCAATACTCATTATTTTTTAATTGCTCTCTAACTTTTGGAAGTCTTGGAACATTATCACAAGTCAAAAACATCTCAAAGTCATCATGTTTTGTTGGTGGTCTAGAAGTAATTCTTTGATTTTCTAAATTTATTGGTTTACTCTTAGACCATATTTGAATACAGCAAGGAACATCATACGGTTCTCCATCAAGAAGAAAACTATTTTTAGGAAGAAATTCACTATAATAAAGTCCAAAAGATTTATCTAACTGAAATTGAACTTTCCAAGATGTTTTCCATTTTGCTGGAATAATAAAAGCAATCATCTCACTAAATGTTGCTGCGTGATTAAAGAATGCTTTTGCTAATGGATTCATATACCCAGTTCCAAAAGGTGGATTTCCTATACAAGCAATTTTAATGGGATTATAAAGTGGATGAAATCCTGGATTATAAGTAAAGAAATCTTGTTGAATAATATCAGGACCTTCTGGGGCAATATCAAGTGCTACTGTAGTTTCTGGTAGATATTTGAGAAAACTTCCATCACCTGCTGAAGGTTCTACAATTAAATCAAAATTTTCTAATGGATAATAAGTATTAATAATTTCTACAAAGTCTTTTGCTATTTGTGGATTGGTGTAAAACTTATCCAGGTCTTTTGATTTTTTAGACATTATTTAAATCGTGTTTGATTATTATAAACCATATTATGAGTTTAGTCAAATAATAAAAATTAATTTTTTTATCGTCATTTAAATCCTTTAGACTTTGACTTTTTTTTCCTTATGATTTAAAACCTCAACATAATTTAAAAACTTGGTTGGAAACATCCAAGTAACTGCGTGACCAAGGACTATCCCCACCAATCTAAACTGCATATTATGCCATAATAGTAGATCATCATGTAATCGTCTTTCTTTGGAATTGAAACAGAAGTCTTTCGATAATATGAATACGGTTTCACATTTACTTAAGGTAAAGGACACTAAGACTTGGGGTCTGCAGTCTCCCCTTTGTCTTGAGCATAGTATAACACTCCACCAGATATAGTACAAGCATTCTAGATGCATTCAATTGTAGCATACGTGATGCATATTTACAACTTTTGCACAATTATCTAAAGTTTTTTTCAGGACTGATGACTGAGATGAGGAAAAGAAATACTCCAAAACTTATAAAAAATGTAAGAATGATTAACATTTGAACTAACCCAAACAATAATCTAATGCTCTTTTTGCAGTATTAAACAATTTAATAACTTCATCAGATTTTATAATTGAAAATCCAATTAAATCACCCTCAGGATCATCAGGAATCCCATATGGCTGAACAAAAAATAATCCTGCATGTGCTACACATTTCCAACCAATATCAACAAATCCTAATTCTCTCAAAGCGCATTCTAATTTAAGTGAATAGCATCCGTCTTGCAAAGTCATTTGTACGGTAAACCGAACTCAAATTTATTTATTTTTAGACATAAAAAAGACCCCGAAGGGTCTTTACATTTCCACAAGGTATTATATTTTATCACAAGGCGTTCCCACGAGGCATAACTTCTTTGGATAGAACCAGGTTCATTTGATGCTGGTCAATACTAAACATCCAAGAATGTCCACCATCTTATTTGCTGATATAGTAGAGTTTTTAACTCGTACTAAAATAATCATAAGTATAAAAACTATTTATGGTAGCTCTGCTCATATCAATACTACTATTACCGTTCTTGTTAAAATGAAGAGAATTTTTCTCCATCACCTAAAGTCAAAATGCTACGAAAGACTGAAAATATATTTATTATCTTGTTAAATGACCTCCAAACATAAACCTCATTCCGTTTAGAATTCTTGCTCCGAATGATCCGAGATTTCGTGAGTTAAATCTTTCAAATAAAGCAGTAGTAATAACAGGAGCGGGAACCCCCAGATCCACAGCGGCAGAAACAGTCCAACGACCCTCACCGCTATCGGATACGCCTCCAGAGAACTGTTTAAGGCTACCATCCCTGCGTAGCACATCAGCAGTAAGATCAAGTAACCAAGACCCAACAACGCTACCACGACGCCATAGCTCAGCAACCTCAGCAACGTCAATATCATAGCAGTAACTTTCTGGATCTGCCATAGGGGCAACCTCTGCGTCTCCTTCTCTAACATACTGTGTTCCGTTGTTTGCATTCTTGATAATATTAAATCCTTCAGCATATGCCTGCATCATACCATACTCAATTCCATTGTGAACCATCTTCACAAAATGTCCTGCTCCAGGACCACCACAATGTAACCAACCATACTCTGCTGAGGTTACAGGTGAATCAAACTCAGTCCTTGGGGCAGCGTTGATTCCTGGGGCGAGGGCATTAAAAATACGCGAACAAGTGGAGACTGCAGTATCTCCACCGCCAACCATAAGACAGTATCCACGATCCAAACCATAAACACCACCGCTAGTACCACAATCAATATATTGGATACCCAACTTTGCCAGACGCTCTGCTCTTTTCCGACTGTCTTTAAAATTGCTATTGCCATGATCAATAATAATATCT